TAATGCTTTGCGGTTCCCATTTTGGTTTGCGCGTCCAGCGACACCGCATTTTCGAATCGAACGTTTTGTTGCTGGGGCATGAATGTTCGCATGGGCAATGGGCGAGCGACTTGCCTGCTCTTCACGGTCGCTCAAAAACAAGCCGCGTTGTCGGGTGCTACGGTAAAGGCCGCAAAGCCGGGGACAGCCGGGATCTTTGGTCCAGGGCAATGGAAATCGATTTGGATGACACGCCTCGAGATGACGCAGGCCATTCCGCCGGCCTACTCCGAATACCTGGGGCGCCAAGTGCTAACAATTTTGAAGGCGCAAAGGAGTGTGAATAACCTGTGAATAACTTTCTCTTGCATGATTTCCTCGAACGTGATGGAGTAGCGCCGTTCCGAGAATCTTTGGTGCGACCTTGGCTGGCCGCTGAAACTGTAAAAATGAATTTCAAAATCTTAACTTCACTCCGCGTTTCGGAAAGTGGATTCAAAGCGCCGCCCGGTGCCGAGTTTTCCGCCAGCCACCGAGCGCGGGGTGAATTTAGGATTTTGGAATGAGCCTTCTTTACGTCATCAAAGATTGGTCCGAGCACTTCGAGAACAATCGATCTCGAACGGTTTCTTCCCTCTCCTGGGTAGCCATTCCAAATCGCCACGACGGGGAGAATTTCACGTCAATAATCACCCATCCGGAAGGCTCAAAAATATTTAGCGCCTGGATTCTAATGCTCCAAGTCGCATCCAAATGTGACCCTCGGGGGACGCTTATTCGAGACAACAAAACCCCCCATACCCCCCTCTCCCTCTCCCTCAAAACCCGTGCTCCGCAAGAATGGTTTGAAAAAGCAATTGACTATCTGGTCGAGAACACGGATTGGCTTGATTATCAACAGGTTGCAGGAGACTGTCAGGCAACTGACACCCGACTGACAGGAGACTGCGCCTCGCGCGCGCGCGCGGAAGGGAATGGAAAGGATGGAAAGGATGGAACAGAAGGGAAGGGAACTGGGGATCACCGGCGGGCGGCAGAGTTATGGTGTAAAGCTTTCAAAGAACGGTTTGGAGCAGCTTACTCTTTCAACGGGTCCCGAGACGGTAAGGCAATTAAAACCCTTCTTTCCGCCGGCCTGACTCCGGAGGATCTTGCCAAGTTGGCCACAACCGCTTGGAGTAAGACCGATCCCAAAACGCATTGGAATTGCTGCAACCGAAGCAAGAGCCTGGCCGGCTTTGCTGAAAAGCTAAACGAGATCAACTCGGAATTGGCTAACCAAATCGGGTTCGTATTCGAGGCCAAATCCATTCAAGAAAAAATCGACGTTAAAAGCCTATGAACATTCTGCCTGTCCTTAAAAATTACACAGAGCCCACGCCGGCCCAAAAAACTGATTGGGCTGAAGAGGCTCGCCTTGAAAGAGAGCGCTTTGCCGTTCGCGAAGCTGAGCGCCAGATTAGGGCAACCAACATTCCGGCGCGGCATAGACAGACGTGCGTTACGGCCGCTGTCTCCCCATGGTGGGACAAATTCAATTCGATTCAGTCCAAGCTCGGAACTGGTGTCACGATAGCCTTGGTCGGTTCCCGAGGCTGCGGTAAGACACAACTAGCGGTCGAGCTTATCCGTGGCGCTGTTAAAACAAAAACCGCTTACTTTTGCACCGCCATGGAGTTTTTCCTCAAAATAAAAAGCACTTTCGTGGAAGGCTCAGGCGAAACCGAATTGGGGATCGTGAAAAAATATCGGGAATTCAACTTGTTGGTCGTTGATGAAATTGGAAAGCGGGCAGAAAGCGACTGGCATAACAACCTGTTTTTTGAGCTGCTAAACAAGCGTTACGAGGATATGAGCGACACCATTTTGATCGATAATCGGCCAAAAGCAGAGTTCATCTCCTTAATTGGTCCTTCGCTGGCCAGCCGAATGAATGAGGCCGGCGGAATCATCGAGTGCAATTGGCCCTCCTTCCGATGAGCCGCGTAAACGGATACGAGCGGCTGCCGCCTCACGATCCCCAGGCGGAGCAAGCGATCTTGGGTTGCATCCTTCTGGACCCCAACGGTTGTTTGCCTCAGTGCATGGAGCATTTGCGGGCTGGACCGGAAACCTTTTATGATCTTCGGCACCAAACGATTTACTCGGCCGCAATTCATTTGTTCGAGGGGCGCAAGGTCGTGGACGTCATCACGTTACAGAGCCATCTCCGAGACCGAGGCACGCTCGATGAGGTTGGCGGGATCTCGTTCCTGGCGAATTTGCCCGATACGGTTCACTCCTCGTTGGCGTTGCCCGCCTACCTGGACACGGTTAGGCAAAAGCATTTGATGCGCTCGATGACCCGCGCTTGCACGGAGGCGGTAGCATCAATTTACGACTATCAGGGCTCGGACATTGAGCAAATCATCGATGGGATCGAGAAGGAGATTTTGAACGTCCGTCGTGATGCTCGGATGGTTGGCGGGACCAAGGACCCCATGACGCTGGTTAGGAAGGCGATTTGCGACATTGAGGACATGCACCAAAATCGGGGCGCATTAACCGGGCTCGCCACGGGATTTTTCGACTTCGATAACCTCACGCTCGGATTGCAAAACGGCGAAATGATTGTGATCGCCGCCCGGCCCTCGCAGGGCAAAACCAGTTTGGCGATGAACATTGCGGAGCACGTTGCCGTTACCAACAAGATTCCGGTCGGAGTGTTCAGCCTGGAAATGACCGCCGAGAGCTTGATCATGCGGATGATTTGCTCGCGGGCTCGCGTTAACCTGCGCACTGTGCGCGAGGGGTTTTTGGCGGAGCGCGACTTTCCCAAGCTCACCGCTGCCGCCGGCGCGGTGGCGAAGTCCCCGATCCATATCGACGACAGTAGCGGGTTGACGATTATGCAGTTGCGCGCGAAGGCTCGGCGCATGCATCAGCAACACGGGATCAGGCTCTTTATCATCGATTACCTGCAATTGCTCCATGCCGCGAATGACCGCCGGCGTCAGGAAAGCCGGCAGCAAGAGGTTGCCGACGTGAGCTCGGGCATCAAGGGGCTGGCCAAAGAATTGCATGTGCCCGTAATGGTGTTGAGCCAGCTCAATCGAGATCTGGAGAAAGAGAAGAATCGCCGCCCGCGCCTATCCGACTTGCGCGAGTCTGGCGCCATCGAGGCCGACGCGGATCTTGTCGGGTTGCTCTACAAACCGCGCAACGAAGAGGATGGCGAGCACAACGAGGCCGAGGCGGTGAATTTGATTGTGGCCAAACAGCGCAACGGACCCACCGACGATGTGAAGCTTACTTTTTTGAAGGGCTATACCCGCTTCGAAAGCGCGGCCAAAATTGCCCAAGAAGATTTGCCGCCGAGCCAGCCCTACAAACAGCCCTACGCCGATTAGCTATGACTATCATCCCTCAAAAGCTCCTGGGCGATTCGCGCCAGACGTTGAAAGTACTACCCGAGAAATCCGTTCAGTGTTGTATCACCTCGCCGCCCTACTGGGGCTTGCGATCGTACCTGCCGAAGGACCATCCATTGAAAGCGTTGGAGATTGGTTGCGAGCCCAATTTCGAGCTTTATCTCGAGCATTTGCTCGAGGTGTTTCGGGAGGTTCGGCGCGTGCTTCGTGACGACGGGACCTTGTTTGTGAACATGGGAGACGCCTACTCGAATGATACGAAATGGGGCGGCTCTTCTGGTGGCAAAAACTACACGTCTGCGGAAGGTGGTTATCAGGGCCAGCGAGTAAGGCGCAATGGCGATTGCGATCCGAAACGTGACGGCGCCGAAGGCCAGCCGAAGCTAAAGACGTTGCCGGGGCTCAAGCCCAAAGACTTGATCATGATGTCGGCGCGCGTGGCCCTGGCGCTGCAGGCGGATGGCTGGTACCTGCGCTCGATGATTCCATGGCTCAAAAAGAGCGCGATGCCCGAGAGCGTCACTGACCGGCCCGCGAGCGCCGTCGAATACGTCTTCATGTTCTCAAAGAGCGAAACCTATTTTTGGGACCGGCATGCGGTAATGATGCAATCCAGCGATAACACCCATCCCCGGCGCGGCCGCGACGGCTCGTTTAGGGGCAATCAGGTCACCGACGAAACCTTGCGCAGCCGCGCCGTGAATCCCAAGGCTCAACGTTCCGAAGAGGGCAACAAACAAAACCCTTCCTGGTCTGCCGGCTGCTCGCAATACATCGTTGGCCAACGGAACCGGCGCAACAGCGATTGGCTGCTCGAGTCCTTCCAAGGATTGCTGCTCGACGAAAATGGCCAACCGCTGGCGCTGATCGTCAATCCCAAAGGAACCAGCATCGACCATTTCGCCACCTATCCCGAAAAGCTGGTTCAGCCGTTCATTATCGGCGGGACGTCAGAGCGCGGCTGCTGCGCGACGTGCGGCAAGCCCTGGGAACGGATGCTTTCAGCGCGGCAGCCAGCCATCGGGCGAAGCTCGGGAAACAAAGAGCGCAAATTTCGTGATGAGCATGGCGGCAACGAGGAACGCCGGACGCATCAAGGTTTTGGCTTCCCTTATGAGCCCGGAGTGACCATTACGGCCGGCTGGCAGCCCGGTTGCGAATGCCACGGGAAGCTTACGCGCGTCAAGGTGATGCTCGCGCCGCGGTTGACCAAGGAGGAAGTTAGCGCCTGGGGCGCGGACTCCAACGGCGAGTATTTCGGCAAGCCGACCAAGGACTATGCCGGCAACAATGTGCAGGATGCCAGCGCCATCAAGGCCCGTATCATCCGCAACGCGACGCAGCCGCGGGAGGTAAACGATTGGCTGTACTCTTCGCCGCTTGCCCTGGCCGATCATCCGGTCAAACCTTGCACGATCCTGGACCCGTTCGGAGGCACGTCCACGACGGCGATGGCCGCCACCGGCCTGGGGCGGCACTCGATTGTCTCGGAGCTTAACCCTGAATCGTTCGAAGCCGCGCGCGTCCGCGACTCGCAAGGCGCCCTTGCCATTTTGTAGCCAAACACCGCAAAACAAAAACGCAGAAACACAGAAAGAAAAAATACCTATGGCCAGAAATCAAACCGATCTCCCTATCGAGGGAGAGGGCGTGTCCCGGCCCAAAATCAAGGCGCTCGAGGAAGCAATCGACGCTTGGAACAGCGTAAAAGAGAAACGGATGAAGCTCACCAAGACCGAAGTTGAGAAACGAGACGCGGTCCTTGCCTTGATGAAACAGCATCAGCTCGAGGAATACCAGTTTGACGATGATCGCAAGGTCGTGGTCAAAAATGGCGTGAAGGTCGAGAAGCTTGAAGGACCGGAAGACGACGCAGATTGAACCAAACCATTTTCCCCTCGCCGGCGGCCTGCTGGCGGCGCGCTTAGTGAGCAGAGCTAGACGAAGCAACATAACAAACACGCGCCCTGGTTCCGCTTTGCGGAAACCGGCTGGCGAGGGGAAGCTTTTTTTATGACCAAATCTCAAAGTGAAATGTTCTCGGTAGATCGCCCGAAGAAAACCGGGGCCAGCAATAACCGCCACAGTTCCAACCAAGCGTATGAAACGCCGTGGAAATTCATTCGAGCCGTTGAGGCGCGCTACGGCCCGCTGGCTACCGACCTGGCTTGCACGTTCGAAAACAAAAAAGCGCCCGGATGGGTCACCGAAGCGACTGACTCTCTGCGCTCAGATTTCTTGTGGCACGGTTTGAACGGCCTGCTATGGCTCAATCCTCCCTTTGGCAGCATCGCCCCTTGGGCGGAGAAATGCGCCATGGAAGCGGTCAAGGGCGCACAAATTCTTTTGCTCACGCCGGCCAGCGTCGATGCTAATTGGTGGTCGAATTTCATTCACGGCAGAGCCTGGGTGGATTTCCTTTCGCCGCGCATCCAGTTTGACGGCGCTGACGATCCGTTTCCAAAGCCTTTGGCGCTCTCGGTGTTCAATCTCGCCGGTATTGGCTACGGTCCCTGGCGCTGGCAAAAATAACTATTGCATTTTTCCATACGAAAGTTAATGTCAACACCAATGAAAAAACTAACCTCCAGGAGCAATGGAAAATCAGGCGAACGCGATTTGGCAGTGAGAATTCGGCACCTTAAACCTGGCGAAGTGATCACCGTTAGCAGCGCCATCGAGCGCGGTTACGCCTCGCGCGTGGGCAAGATTCTTCACAGCGCCGGGGTCATTAAGCGGAAGCTGATTTCCAAGCCCAACGGCAAAGGGGGTTACAACATCAGCTTGTCGCCCCTATGAATTCAAAAGAACACTTACTGGTTTGTCTTTCCGAAGAAGCTAACGAGGTGGCAAAGGATTGCAGTAAAGCCCTTCGATTTGGAATAGACGATGTAAACATACTTTATCCATCCGGCCCTACTAACCGCCAGCGTCTGATCGATGAGCTTAATGATTTTATGGCTGTTGTTTGTTTGCTGATCCAAAACGGCACTCTTCCTGACAACTGGCTAAGCGAGGAAAAAACCGAAGCCAAAATTAAGAAAATTAAGAAGTTCCTGAACTACGCCCAAGAAGTCGGCACGCTTCAATGAACGAGGAAGTTTCAAAGTATCCTCTTTGCTGGCCGGAACAGTGGCCCCGCACGGCGCCGCACCATCGGCAAGTAAGCCGGTTCGAGGCGAGGTCCGTTGCCGTGGCGTGGAACGCTCTATTGCTGGAAATGCGCCGGCTGGTTGGCGATGGCAACTGGCTAATGAGCAGCAATATTCCCCGGTCCAAAGTAAGCCAAGCACCGTTGTCGAATGTGGCCACATTGGCCGATCCTGGCGTAGCCGTTTACTTCAAAATCAAGGACAGGCCCGTCTCACTGGCGGGCGACAAGTGGATTCACGTTGAGGATAACATTTGGGCGCTGGCCAAACATATCGAAGCGCTGAGAGGGCAAGAGCGCTGGGGAATTGGCACCATCGAGCAAGCCTTTCGCGGCTACATGGCGCTGCCTGGCATTGGCGAAAGCTCCGGGTTTAAATGGTGGGAGGTCCTTGGAGTGCCTATCAACGCCCCTGCCGACCATGTAAAAGCTGCTTACCTGCGCATGGTCAAAGAGCATCATCCGGACAAAAACGGGGACGTTGAAAAGTTCCACCTGGTTCGGCTCGCCTGGCAGCAATTCGAGGCACAAATAAAATGATCCGACTTCATGAAATCGACGACCCCAAACTTGCCGAGCGAATCAAATCCCAACTGCAAGCCGAAGACGCAGCTCGAGCTACTGCCCTCGCCGCCCAGTCCCAAAATAGTCCTGGAGATCAAGGGGCTGGGAAAAGTGCCATCGTTCAAGAACGCGAAGCGGGCGTTCGCGTGGATGGACAAGAAAACCGGAAAGATAATGGCCCGACCCATCACGTTGCCCGAGCATCGGGAGTGGATGCAAAAAGCAGCCCGACTTTTCGAATCACAATTACGCTCCGCTTTTCAGATCGCCACCGGTGCGACGCCGATGGATGCGTCTCTACGCTCTTTGATTGCCTCATTACCGCCCGACGACTGTTGGACGGCGATCCCCGAGCACTTCGTAAAATGCGAGCTGTGCGAAAGTGGAAACGAGGGCGCCACGATCGTGATCGAGCGCCTGTAGTTCCCGAGGATGAACCAGTCCCTTTCTGACCAAACTCTTATGACCGATAAAATCGTAGAGTGTCTAAAGAATATTGAAATCCACGCTGACGTGTTGATGAAAATTCCATCCAACGAGCAACACATCGGAAATATCCAGGCCGTAACCTCCGTAGCGCTACTTGAGATCAAGCGATGCATGGAAGCGATTGCGAGCGAGAAGCCACGCCCTTAGAACCTATGACCCCTCAAGATGAAGCCGACCAGATAACCGAGCAATTCAAAGCCGAGCTAGACCGCATCGAATCGGACCACCTTGCCCGGATGAAACGAATCGAGCAATTGCGGAAGCTGCTGCGTGCAATCGTCGTAATAGTCTTCGCGTTTCCGCTGATTGAATTCTTTCTGGTTTGGCTTTTGAAACGTCGAGACAAACCTAACCCACAACCAATCAAACCCGAGATAGAACGATGAGCGACACGACTGAAATTCAATGGGCCAACCATACGGGCGGTCCTTACCTGGGATGCTCCATGGTCTCACCAGGTTGCACGCACTGCTACGCGATGGAGTTAGCACAAAGCCGGCTCGAGCACATTTTTCGAACCGCTTACAAATCGGCCGGGTTTGAGGATTGGCGGAGCCGGCCTGTTTGGGGCGATAAGGCCACGCGCGTTTTGTCGAAGGGTTTTTGGAATGATGCCGTCAGGCTCAACAAGGAGCATGCGAAAAAAGGCACGGTCGGCCGCTGGTTCCCGTCGATGATCGATTGGCTGGACGAAATGCCGGCGGGCATCATCGACCAAAAAGGGAAGCGCGAAGATCCGTTGTGCGTGTTCGCGCGGTTTATGAATTTGATCGACGACACCCCAAATCTTTTCTGGCTGCTGCTAACCAAGCGGCCTGAGAATTGCATCAAGCGGCTGCAGGACGGATTCAACGAGGGACTTTGCGCGCGGCCAATGGTGAAGAATTGGCTTAATGGGAGCCCGCCGGCCAACGTGTGGGTTGGCACGTCGGTCGAGAACCAGGAGCAAGCCGACAAGCGCATTCCGAAGCTGCTCGATATTCCGGCCCGCGTCCGGTTCCTCAGCGTCGAGCCGTTGCTTGGACCGGTGGATCTCTGTGGGAATGCCGGTATCGGAAATCCGCTGATTCGCGGGCTTGCCGATGGCGCGCGGGTTGATTGGGTGATCGTTGGCGGCGAGTCCGGCGCCGGCGCTCGGCCTTGCCGCGTCGATTGGATTCGCTTGATCCTTCATCAGTGCCAGGCCGCGGGCGTCAAATGCTTCGTTAAGCAAATGGGCGCCAATGTCGTAGGCAACGAAGACGAGAGATGGGTTTGCAGGATAAAGCATCCCAAGGGCGGCGATCCCGCGGAGTGGCCAGAAGATCTGCGCGTAAGGGAATTTCCGCAGTGAAAGAGCTTCCTGCCCTGTTTCGTGGCGAGATGGTTCGCGCCATACTCGAGGACCGCAAGACGCAGACCCGCCGCGTCATAAAACACCCGGAATATTTCGGCTGCTTCACCGGGGATTGTCCGCACCTCATGCAATCGCAATGCGATGAAGCGATCGCCGCGCTGGTTCACGATGGCACGCCGTACGGCCGCAAGGGTGATCGGCTTTGGGTCAAAGAGACTTTCGCGCGCGTGCATGAGGGACTGCTTCAAAACCTGGACCCCGATCCAGACTCTCCACTTTGGAAAATAGTCTATCGAGCCGACGGTGAGCCGGCACATTGGAAAGAATACGGTTTGCCGTGGAAGCCGTCGATCTTCATGCCGCGACGTGCCAGCCGCATCACGCTTGAGGTTCAATCTGTCCGCATCGAGCGGCTAAGAAACATAACCACCATGAATGCTATCGAAGAGGGTTGCGATGTGGATAAGAAACGCTGCCTTTCGAGCGTCGATGTATTTGCGGAGCTTTGGGACTCGATCAACTTCAAGGCTCACCCCTGGATTTCCAACCCTTGGGTTTACGTAATCTCGTTTAAGCGCATCACTCCATGAGCAAGCTGCCGTTCCCGCTCGAGAACCACGTCTTTTTGCCAAGCAAATCCGACGACTTCCTTTGCGCCTGTTGCCAGCGGCCGCGGGCGCTCCACTTTCACGATGGCTTTCGCCCCAGCAGCCTGCCATCGATCTACGACCGCATGCCGACCAACATCAAATTTCGTGGCCCGCATCCGCGCTTTAGCCGGCCAGGCGCCACGCAGCGAAAAGATTTCGAATCCACCGGCGGAGTTTTGAACATATGAGCAATGAAATCGAGTGGCGTCCAGTCGTTGGATTTGAAGGACTGTACGAAGTGTCCAGCGCTGGCACTGTTCGCAGTCTGATCGGCAAGTCTCCCAAAATACTCAAGCCTAACAGGTTTGGTAAATACCCTCATTTCTCGCTGAGGCGCGACGGAAAAACGTTTTACCGACGACCTCATTGCATGGTGCTTTCTGCATTTGTTGGTCCTTGCCCCGACGGCTACGAAGGGGCGCACCTGGACGGAGATAAGTGGAATAATAACCTAAAAAATTTGGACTGGGTAACGCCGACGGTTAACCAGTCACATAGACGCCAGCATGGGACTTACCTGTGTGGCGAGGTACACCAATGTGCCAAACTGAGTGCTGCTGATGTTGAGTCAATACGAAGCATGATCGTTGACCGAATCTCTCAGAGCAAAATTGCCAAGGCATTTGGCGTTACTCAGCAAATGATATGTCGGATCAATAAAGGAAAAGCATGGAAGCTGGACAGACCTTAGATACTTGGGCGCTCGTTGAGCTAATGGGCCATCAAAAAATCTGCGGCAAAGCAACCGAAGCGACGCTTGCCGGCGGCGCGTTCCTGCGCGTGGACGTCCCCCCGCTCAATGGCGAGCCCGGCTTTACGCGCTTCTATTCTCCGGGCTCGATCTACTCGATTAGTCCGGTGAGCGAAGAGATCGCCCGCGGCCTAATGGAGCGCTACCGCAACGTGCCCGTGAGCCGATTTGAGCTTCCGCAGATCGCGGACAAAGCCGAGCCGAGACCGTACGAAAACATGCCCGGATTTGTTGACGATAGTGCCTAAATGAGATTGCGCTTTGCACCGCTCGAGCGCTACGATCCTAAAAGGAGCTTCGCCGCGCGCTTTTCAAAATTGCTCAGTAAGTTGCCCAAATGATTTGCCACTTCTCACCCGACCGGCGGTACCGGTACACGCTCTTGCGCATGCTGCCGCCAAGCTTCGGTTTCTGGCGCCCATTCTCCGGCTCGACCGTCCAGTTCATCGGTTTGAACCCCAGTACGGCCGATGAAAAACGAGATGACCCGACGATCCGCCGGCTCATGAGCTTCGCGCGCGCCTGGGGCTTTACTACGATGTGGATGACCAACCTTTTTGCCTACCGCGCCACGGACCCGATGATCGTACTCAAGGAACCGGACCCTATCGGCCCGGAAAACGACAAATACTTGCGCGAGATCGCCCTCAAAGCTGACTTGGTGGTCGCCTGTTGGGGCGTCCATGGCTGGTATTTGAACCGCGGCGACGTCGTACGGACAATGATTCCCAACCTGCACGCTTTTGCCATAAACGGCGACGGCACGCCGGCCCATCCGCTCTATTTGCGAGGCTCAACCATCCCCGAGCCGTGGCCACTCCCGAAAAAATTATGAAGCCGCCTGCCACTCCCAGCTAAAACCGCGCTTAATCAAATCCATCTTGGCCGCAATCGGCTCGAGCCTGAGCAAAAATTTGAGCGCCGGCTCCGCCTCCGTGCAACGCCAAATCCCATCGACCCGAGTAAAGATCGCCGACCCGGCCGAAAATTCATTCCGCGCCAGCAACTTCCGCCGGGCCCCTGCCGCATACACCGGTTTTGATACCCGCCGGTTGAATTCCGGGTGCGCCGCGTTCCACTTCCGAGGATTGAAAATCATGCGTGCCCATTGGCTTCGTTCAACCCCTCAACAATGGCCTGTTGCGCCCCGCTGCAGGCAGCCTCGTTACGACGCTCCTTGCGCCGTCGGCGATACTCCGCCTGCTTGATCCGTTGATACTCGCGCCGGTCCTCCGGATTCATTTTGTCCCGGTAAAAATGGTGATTCAAAATTGTCCATCCCGATTCGGCATCCTCGATCCGCCGGCCATCATGCGCCTTCGTTCTCGAATACGGGTCCGGTGATTTGAACTTGGTCAGCGCCGCCTCGCATTGCTCAAGCGTTACCCCAGCCCGACGCGCCAAGCCAGGCACGCTCGCCCCAACATACCCATGCCGATCCTTCATCGCCAAGAGCGTGATCCACACAACTTTTGTCGGCAAATCCTCCTGCCAAATGGTTGAATCAAGGATGCTTTGAAACACTTTTACGTAGGTATCCATTTACAAGAATGGTAACAAGTTTACGTAAACGAAGTCAACTGTCTATGCGAGTCTGAGAGATTTACACATACAGATACAGATACATAGGGGGTACAGGGGGAACGGGCGCCTTCATCAAACCCAAAAAGTTCCGCATGGAACATTCGCGTTACCGCGGTCCATCCCAAAAAACCGTGTGAAAAAAGTAAGGGGTGTCAGGGGCGCGCGCCGGCCAGCCGCGCGGGGTGCGGGCGTGGGGGTGCCGGGACGGTCCAGGAAATAAGAGATTCCTTAAGCATGCTTTCCCCCCAGCGTCCAGGCGAGCGTTTGCCGGTCGAGTGGCCCAATTAAAGGATCTGTATATTGTGCGCAACGAAGTACGCGCAACCGCAGGCACTTATGTTTCGCCGCATTCCGGTACGCTGCCCGTTGTGGTCTCGGGCAAGGAAAGCGGCGCTTCCGGCGGGGTTTCCTGCGCTTCGATAACCTCGGGCTCGGGAAGATCCGCGACGGGCATTGCAGGCAGGGCTCGAGGTCCGCGACCTTTCCCCGGCTTGTGATGGTCGATGGGCTTGGGAATTCCCGCCAGCCAGGCCCACGATTCGAAGAGCTTCGCACGGGCAGCGCTCAAATCCCGCCATTCTGCGGCAGTTTTGCAGGTATCCATTGCCTCATCGATGCGGTCCAAATGGCCCTGAATCCGCTGCAAAGAGCGTGCATGTTCCGGGGCGATGGTGGTTTTAGGTTCTGCAACGAGCCGTTCTACTGCGGGGAGGAGTTCAGCGGTCAGGCGGTCGATGGTAGCGAGGCGGACGCGGTGTTGTCGGCGGGAGATGCCGGATTTGATACCGGCTTGGGAAGGGGTTAGGTCGGTTGCGCCGAATTTGGGTGAAGTGGCAGGAGCGGGGAATTTGGAAGTGGGCGGGGTGAGTATTTCGGTCATGGGGGAAGGTAGGATCGGCTGGCGGGCGTGGTCAAGGGGTCAAAACGGGTGGCGGGGGAAAGTGGGGATTGGCCTGCAAAGATGGGCGTGGCGTGATGGTTTGACCGGGTCAAAACGAGGTCAAAAGGCGGCGCTGGGCGGCGATATGGGCGATTCTGCCGGGTCGAAAGGTGTTGTCCGGGTGTTAACCAGGCGGGCAGGGGTGTTTACCAGGTAAGCGGTTTTTCGGTGAAAAGGCGATGGCTACAAGGGTTTATGTTTTTCTCAGGCGTGAGAATCGGGGCACAAGGGGGAAGTGGGGAAGCGCGTAAAACGGTCCAGGACGATTTGAGGGGTATCCAGATACCCGGCGGGCGCTCATCGCCTGCGGTGGCTAAAGGCGCAGGGCAAGGCATGGGGGAATTGTCAGGGACGGGCAGGCAAGCAAAACGCCCCGGCTTGGGGGTGAACCAGGCCGGGGCGGTGAAAAGGAACGGGCGATTATTTGGCTTTGGGAGATCCCCCAGGCGCTGGCGTTGGCCGATGGGTGCGGACTTGCCAAGCTCGGCGCAGGATGCGGGCAATGGCTTGTTCGTAGATCGAGAGTTGGCCTTTCATGGCGTGGGCGCTTTCGACGGTATTGGCGATTTGTTCGAGGGCGTTTTCCAGGCGGCGGATCTTCCGGTCCAGGTCGCGGATATGGCTGGCCACGGCTTTGACTTGGGAGTCCATTATCTTTCCTCCTTCCAGCAGCCGATCCCGTTGGCGGCGATGGCTTCGATGTCCAGCCCTTCGCGGTCGCACAAGTGGCCAAGGTCGCAAACCAGGTCTTGGATCACCGCTTCGAGGCCATATTTAACGGCATCTATCCGTCGATACCCGGCAGCCATGGCGTAGATCTGGGCAGCTTCCAGGCCCCGGTCGGCGCGAATGTCGTTTGTGTTGCCGTTGCCATCGATGTCCTTGTTAGGCCGGAAGCGGAAGCGCTTTGGCTTGACCGGCTTGGGTGCTTTCTTGGGTGCTTTGGTTTTGGTCATGTGGCCTTTCCTCCGGCTGTCGGCTTTGGCGCATTGTCGAGGAGTTCAGACAATGTCAAGGCCGCGCTGGCAATGCTCCAATCGTGAGCGGTCATCGGCTTTGGCGCGCTGTCGAGGAGTTCAGCCAATGGCTGGTACAAGGGCGCCTCTTCGGCGTCAATGGCTCCGCCAGAAAAGACCCGATCCCCGCGTGGCTCGGAATGGTCCGGCTTGCCCGTAACTCCTGAGAACAGACCGGCAGCGAGCGCGGCCTGCATTTTGGCGAGCGCTTCCGCTTCGCTGTCGGCCTGCACGGCGAAGTCAAAGAAACAGGGAATATCGTAGGCGTAGGTCATCAGCCACCAATTATCCGGATCGGCTGGCGCTGTGGGCGCTGGCGTAGTGGCGCAGGCGTCGATCAGATTGTGGACAATCTCGGCCTCGGGACAGGCACGGATGCGGGCGAGCGTGGTCTCGAGCTGCAATAGTCGAGCTTTCAAGGTGTCAATTTCACTCATAATTTTTGGAAGGAAAAAGGCCCCGGCAGGGATTGCCCGCCGGGGCCAAGGGTTGTTACTTTTCGGTGAGCCGAAAGGACTCAGATCCGCGAGCGATTATCAGATCGCCCATGGAGGACACAAATGCCTTGTCGTCACCGCAAACAAAGCGCATTTGCGCCCCTTTGCGCTTGCCACCGGCTTTGACCAGGTTGGCGAGCGCGGTCTTGATCGTCTGGCCGCGTCCCCAGTAATTGGGCGAGACGGCAATGATGCAATACGGCTTCGGCATAAACACCTTGATTTCAAAGGCCGGAAACAGTGTCGAGCAACCGTCCCGCGCGGGTTTCCAGGTCGATCCTGGCGTCAATCCAATCCAGGCCCCGAGCGTAGGCGGTGAAACCCTGCACAAGCTGCCAGAGCGTAACGCAGTCCCCTTCTTCGGCCTTGGCGAAGTCAATCGCGCTCTTGATTTCGGCTTTGGTGAATTTGCCGTGACGGTTGGCAAAGTCCGAAATGTCGGAAGGAAGGATGAAACCACCGGCGCGCGGGATCATGAAATCCTGCGCTTTGCGGATCGCTGATTCGATGGGTTGGGCGCTGGCGTTCACGTAGTTGAGAAGCGCGGGCATTGCCTCGGCGTCAAACCGGGCGGGACCATTGGCCCGGTGTTGAATGATCACTTCGTTAATGTCCTGCGCACCCCAAACGATGTTATTGCCGCAAACGACATTGAACAGGAATGTAGTCAAGCCGAACGTGCGGCTACCGACTTCCGAGTTCCAGCAAAAGAACCCGCGATTGAGCTTTGCGCGTGGTCCAGCTTCCAAGATTGACCCGCCATCGATCAAAAACATGAAGACATCGCGATCGCTGGCATACAAGCCACTCGGGACAGAGCGCGAAGAGTCCAGGGTTTTGAAACCGTCCGGCTGATCGCCCTTGTGGGCATAGGCCAACGGGTTATGGAAGCGACCGCCAGAGCGCTCGACTAGGCGCTGAACTGCGGACACAACGTCCGCATCCCAAATGCGGCCGTAGGTTGTCGAGGTCACCGCCTGCAGGGTGTTAAGGCTATCATCCTCGGAAGTGATAGCCATGAATTTAAGCGCGCCAAGATCCTTGGCTTGCGCGGTGATCCCGTGATTGAGGCACTGAACCGCAAGATCCGTTGGGATCGTTCGGAGGTAGCTTGCGGGTGCTTTGAGCCAACCGGCCATTTGCCCAAATGACCAGTGCGAGGGTTCGACCGACTGAAAGCCACGGTTGAAAACGATTGTTTCGTTCTCAACCTTGGCGCTGACTTTTGACACATCCACATCGACAGAGCGCGAGCGCAACCGGCGGGAGTTTACAGACGCGGCCAAAGCATCCAGGCTTTGGAACCGTTGATCTGAGGGACGGGTTGCCCATTGATTATGAGCTTGGAAGAGGTTAACCGACATTTGAGGACCTTTCATTTTGTCACTTAGCCAGTAACCGGCCCGGTTGAATTCTGCCGCTCCGCACGGAGCGATCTGATTCACCGGCACAAGGATTAAATCATACTCCGCCAGATTAGTCAACGAATTAGTTTATCCGTTGCGAATTACTGCCCGGCGCAAAATGATTACGCCAGAGGCAGCGTCAGACACTGTGGCCGTTCTCCAGGTAGGATATTTTCTGAGGTGCGCCAGCGCTTCGCGTCTGCACTCCTTAACGCTTTGGGCGTGGCTGTAGAATCCCGATGCCGCTTCATCGTTCAAAAGGCCAATATAAAACTTGGCTTTGATGATCCGGTTGAGATGGGCACACAGGTCTTTAATCACCGGATCGTTTGTTGGCGGGCACGCTTCGATCATAGTTGCACCCAAGGATAGGCCCAGGTCGGGCAACCGTTTTCCCAAGTTTGCGCCGGTGGCTCAGTGATGCCGCGATCCGCTAAATTGCGCCGGCAATATTCATTGGCCTCGAACACCGTTTGAAAGCCGTGCGTGGTCGAAGCCGTTTCGCCGTTGTCGAGCTCGACGCGGAGCACAACAACGACGCCCGGATGATTTGTAACCATGTAGCGGGCTTTCATGCGTAGAAGTATCCAAGCTCGCGCAATGAAATGTAGCCGGTTGGATTGTCCTGCGTTGGTTGGCCCATGATGACGTGATCGATCAGATCGATTTTGAGCAGTTGCCCGGCTCGAATAAGGTCGCGCGTTGCTTTCAAGTCCCCTTCCGAGGGCGTTGGATCTCCGCTGGGGTGATTGTGCATGGCGATAATTGCGCCAGCGCTCGCCACGATGGCGCCGCGATACACTTCGCGCGGGTGACACAAGATTGTGTCCAGGGTACCGGTGGCAACCAGGTAATGGCCCAGGATGCGCCGCCGGGTGTTGAGCGCCAAACAAACGAAGCACTCCACATCAGGGTTAAACCGGGGATCGTTCACTACATGTTTGCGCCAATAATCCGCCGCACGTTCGGGAGTATCGCAAAGGTGGTCGGGTGCGGTCTCGCGCAGGCTAACCACTTTGAATTCGCCAAGGGTGATCATTTTCATTCCTCCCCCCTTTCCCGGAATTTGAGCATGGCTTGAATCCGTTTGACCGTGTAAGCGCGGTTGCAGCTATGAGCTTTCCGTACGCTAATCTCGCCCCTTGCCACGGCGGCAACCAGAGCGTCATTTAAGCTTTGCCGGATCAATGGAGCGTCGTTTTGATGCTTTACCAGCAGCCCATTGACAACCTGATCGACAATGTCAGTTAGAGTTTTCATGCTTTCCCCCTTTTCAGGCTGAGACTAAAAGGCATGTCCTGCCCGGAGAACAGATCGCCCGTTTTGTAAGTGCGCAAGGCGTCCAGCTCGCGGTTGGCGTTGGCCCGTTGATCGTGGTCGCCATTGGCCGCAAACCATTCCAATTCCTGGCGGGTAAGCTCCGCCCAATTTTCGGGTGACGACATAGGCTTACCTTTTGATGTAGGCATTTAACCCAACGATCACCGGCTTGCCGTCGATAGTGGCCTGTGTAACTTGATTGCCGTGCGAGCTGGCAACCACCATTGTTTTTCCGCTCGAGCTGGGCTTAGGCTGTTCCAAGGGAATTTCGATCACGAGCTTGTCACCTTTGATTTGGACTTGCATAAGAGAACTTTCAGAAAGGCCGGTGGCCCACGGGTGAAAACTGCCCGCAAAGAGATACGAGCAAACCGCGGAACCACCGGCCAAATCGAATTGAGGTTTTGATTGTGTCAGTTTTCACGTTGACAGTGAGAAGTAAATCACAGTCCCGAATATTAGTCAATGGATTAGTTTATTTATTTGACTCACCGCAAGCCGTCATGGTAAAAAGGGGAAAGTTTTTTATGACCTATCACAATTATTCGCCTCACCAAACATCGCCAGCGGCTGGCGCTCCGCTGCGTGCCGAAGTTTTAATTGCACGGATTAATTACATCACGCGCAGCTATGCGCTTGCTGGATCTGCGCGCCAGGAGCAGGCCGCGCGTCTCAAAAGGTTGCGCCGAACCCCTACGGGCAAAGATTTTTTGCGCCGCCTGATTCGGTTTCAGTAAAATAACAATGCTCTCGCTATGAGCCGACCAGCCAACAAGCAGCGCTCGATTAGGATCACCGTAACCACTACCGAGCCAGTCAAACACTACCTGGAATCGTTGGTCCAACTCGGAGCGCACGGCAGCACGCCGAGCGAGGTTGCCCTGACTATCATTCTCGAAGCGATGCGCCGGGATATGGCAAAGGTGCGCTCGACCACGTTGAACAGTGCGCCGCCTCAAATCATCTGGGCCAACCCACCATAGAAAACAAATGAAATTAACAGCCTCAAACGTTGAATCGGTATTTGCGGACTGCTTATTCCGCGATCACGAGGATAAGTCCAACGCCAAACTGATCGAGTGCGTACTTCACAAATTCGGCTTTCACCCTGACCGGCTCGAGTCACATCGACAAGATGTCCGGAATATGCTCGCCGATTTGCCGAATGAGTTTCATTCATCGGGCGGCGGCGGATGGAGCTTTTTGAATGCCTGCATGGATAAGGACGGCAATCAATGGGGCGAGCATCACAGCATAGAAAAACTTCTCGCGTTGGGCATTGCGCTAAATGATGCAAAAATCCTAATAGCCCGCGAAAGGTGGAATCTTTTTCCAGGTGGAATGCCTTACTTTTCTGTCCTATGACCGAGGAAACCGAAGAACGCTTGTGCCCTGACTGCGGCCGACCGAGCCCTTACGGTGAGCGCTGCGCCGATTGCCAGGAGGATCAAACCCTGGACCCGACATCGAAAAACTATGATTGAGCTTGTGCTCGTTTTATCGGTCGCCGGGTTTCTGGCCGGGTTGGCGTGGCTCTGGTTTGAGATCTACCAGCTCGAGAAACAATTGCGCGCTCTTCGCGAAGACTTCGAAGCACGTTTGACTCGAGACCAAAAGCTTGATTTCACGGCCTATCGCGGTCCCAAGCTTACCGAGGAGCAGGAGAAAGAACTGTTCGACCAAATTAACACGCTGCGCCGCGACATCGGCAGAGGATACGATCAATGAATGCACCTAAACTCAGTGGATTAGATGAAGCTTACGCCAAACAAGCCTTTCGGGTTTTAGTTAGGCCAAGGGATATGGAATGGCTCAGATCTGCGGAACTGCTACTGGATGAAGCTCCGGACTATGCTTATGAGAAGAAACGGAACGGAGAAAGAAAAGCCCCCAAAGATGTCTTTGAATTGGCTGGAAGAATTTTAGGCTACTGCGCTGGCTTAGTTGACGAATGAAAAAAAAGAAACAAAATCGTTGCGAGGGTTGGCGTAGATATGGCGGCGCGTTCAGCCTTGGGCCGGTCTCCTGGAAGCAGTGTGAAAATGACGGAATCGTGTTGCTGAGTTTTATTGAGAAACGAAAGCGCAAAACACTTCCGGCTTGCAAAGAGTGCTGGGCAGAATGTTTAGCAAGCGGCATCAAAATCATAGAGGCCGTTCCTATCAAAATAAGAAAAACCCGCCCGAGCTTTCGCCCAGGCGGGATCAATCAAAGGTCCTCAGCCGCTAATCTATCAGGTCTTCGCCGAAGATCCAGAGTCAATTAGCCGTTTCAATTCCTGCGCCCACGCGCTGTTTGGATCAGCGTTGCGCGCGATCAGCATCTGGTTGAAAAGATTTTGCGGAGTTTCCGCTGCCATCTGTTTCAACTCTTCGAAATCGGCTTGGGTTGGCGGTGTGCCGCTCGACCACTTTTGATAAACCCGCTCTGCAAACGGTATGCCGTATTGAAGTATCAGGCCGGCAATGACCGACCAGGAAATGGGTTCCATTTACTTTCCTTTCGCTGACTGAATTGCGGTTGTTAGCCTCGCCGCCGAATCGTAGAACGCCTGCGGTACCGGGGCATTGGTGTTTCCCTGGACCGCTACCACTGCCAGGGAAAAAGCTGTTTGGAATTCGACGTATGCCCGCGTCACTGCCGGCACGTCGTTGGTAGGCGCCACATGATCGAAAACGGCGCTCATGTAAGACTTGTAGGCCGCATCCGCGGTTTCGTGGACCGAGCCCAGCGTTTTGACGCCGATGCTCTGCACCGATGGATTGTGACAGCCGCCGACAAGGCCCACGGGCAAAACGCCAACCAGCAGGGCGAGCATGATCGCCGTGCTGATAGTAAGAGCTTTGAGGATTCGCATATTCATTTAAGGGTTGGGTCCATTTTTTTGGTTTGGTTTTAGGCGGTGAGATAGTGCGGTTGAGTGCTGCCGTGCCGTACCGGCCGATCCCCGCTGACCGGGTTGCCAAAGACACCGTAGAGCAGGATCGCGATGATAATCAGGAGGATGATCAGCCGCGCCCGATCGATGGCCGGGAAGCTTTCTGGCTTCACGAACAAGCTAACCAGCAGAAGGACAAAGAAGATATACCCCAGAATCATTAGGAATGTCATATGCCGCAACCATGGTGCGCCCCCGTTTGAAAGTCAAGAGGCACTCCCCCGGTATGAACCAGAGGGAGGCTGCGCCGAAAGGTTGCGCTGCGTCGAAATGGCGAGGCAGCCAGTGCAGTTGAAAGGGAACGATTCTTTCAAACGCTTAACCACTGAATTCGGTCCCGGAAGGGCCGGGGCCATTGTTGTGTTATTTCACTGCGTAGCAACACTGCCGTTCGGCAAATCCAGACTGACTCCGCGATGCTCTGCGTAATCCTTGATCGTTTGAAAGCTCAAATTCAAGGCTTTGAACGATTCCTGGTCGCCGCCTTTGTCCGGGTGATGTGTTACCGCATACTTCCGGAAGCAAAGATGCGCGCAGGTTAGCAGGTCCCGGACCTGAAACGGGTTCATGCGGTTCACGTCGATAATCGGCGGCAGCCCGAGGGCCGCGGCCGCCAGGCGCACGCGCTTCCGGCTTTGCGTGTAGGTTGGGAAAACAATCGGTGGCCGCTGCGGTTGCGCTGGCCGCTTGAAAGGTTGCTCCAATCGTTCCACCGGGATCGGTGGCCCGTGTCCGCCTAGCTGCAGCCGATACCAGATTGAATCGGGCAAGTAATGGTCCAAAGGGCGCCACTCCGATTTCAAACTTTCCTTCCACTCGTGATCGCCAATGTCCCACCGGTCGATCATCTCCCAAATGGTGTTGCGCGCGATCCCGAGAACGCGCGCCGCCGTCCTGCGGTTTTGCTCCAGGCGTAGAACCTCGATTACTTTTCTTTTCTTAATCGAGTTGAGAAGTCCGATTTGCACGTTGGGCACTTCAAAATTAACCAGTCACCATCCGCCGTGCTGGGTACGCCCGAAGCTCGCTCGACCAGAGTAGCACAACGTGGGCATGGCAATTTGGGAGGCGTAGGCGCTTCCTGCATTGCCTGAACCAGAGCCGGGGAAGCGGTTGAGTTGACCGGTTCGGCCGGCGGCGGAGTAGTAGCGCAAGCTGCAAGCAGGCACAGCAGAGTAATTGCAAAGATACATTTCATTTAGATTAGTTTTTGAGTTTTGGAATTCCCTGCGCCGGCCAAACGTAACCGGCGCAGGGTACCTAGGGAGAGATCAGATCGGTTCGTCAGTGGAAGGATCGCCTTCGTTGACGCCGCTGAATTCGGTCGCGTCTTTGTGCGCAACCTCATAATTGACGTTGACCGCCAAGGGGACTTCATCGGGGCCAACGTGAGCATCGGAGGTGACTTTCACCTTTTTGTTGCCAAGTGAGCCATCGCCCATGATCCACAGCTTGAGAGACTTTGCCGTGCTCTCCGTGCGCACTTGTGGAGCGCTCGAGTCGCCCTCGACAACTTCAGTACGCGCAAAACTACCGTCTGCGCCCTGGTCGATGTCTTCATCCGGAACAAGCTCCAGGCTGCGTTTGTATCCCGGCTTGATCGGTTTCTTCAATGTTATGTCCATGCTGATACCTTTCGTGATTGGCTCGTCACTAACCTCGCCGACCAGGCAAAGCCAGAGCAGAACCTTTTTGTTGTTGTACTTTGCCGTGAGAGCCGCGGCAAATTTTTTAAGAGCCTTATTGAGCGCTTTTTTGATTTTCATAAATAGACTCACTGGGGAACACTAACACGAAACCACTTTTGGCCCGGGCCATAATCCGAGTAGCCGAGCATGCCGCCCCAGCCCGTGAGTTTGGTCACTGGCTGCCAGTTCAGAAAGTTGGTCGAGCTTTCAACCGTGTAAACTTTGCCCGTCTCGCTCTGCCACTGAAATTGTATGCCCGTGACGCATTGAGTCACGATCAGCCCAAAATCAGTTGGCGTTAAGTTGGTCGCCACTCCGCCGGCAGACAATAGCGTGAGCATCGGGATCAGTACGATCGGCGCGTTGGTATGGTCCGGCCAGACCGGGTAAGGTGGCCATTCCGGTACCGGCAAGCGCAACGTCCGGAAGCGGACCAGATCGCTGGCCTGCGCTTCGCTCACCCAGGCTGTAGCGTAATTGGTGATCGCAATCTTGCACTCCGAGCACGTGTAAACAATCGAGTTGCTGCGGGTGTAACCACCGAGGGCCGCAATCGCCAAATCGAAGTTGGTCCGAGCCGGCCGCATTTTGAGACCGTCCATTACGCAGATCGGCGGGCTCATCGCGTCCACGTGCTTAACGGGGGTGTCCACGCGGACAATGTTAGAAGTGGCAAAGTTTTGGGCGCTGGCTGCCAGGGCGAGCAGAGCGACCCCTATGGTCATAGTTGTTCGCATGCCCTAAAGGCTATCACGAAACTTGCGAGCAAACCAGCCAACGATTAAACCGAGCACAAGGCCAATGGCAAATTTCAACATGTTGGGGGAGTTGGTTTGGCTGGCGGAGCGCCGGCGCCGACGTCCTCCGACGTCCGGTTATTGTCCCGCCCATAGAATCCGTTGACGATGGCGCCTACTGCCTGCAAAAGAAAGCCGGCCAGCACTACCTTGGCCAAAACATGCGAGGGAATGGACGCGCCAGCAATGCCCGAGGCGAGCGGAATGCCAATCAGGATTGAGCCGGCGGCGGTAATGCCGCCACCAAGGGAAGTCTTCCAGGAGCGCCGTCGCCTCATTTAATCCAGGTCTTGAGCGCAAAGCCAATCGCCGCGCCAAACGAGGTGGAAAGAATGCCCCAAAAGATGCGTGTGGCCCAAATAGCGCCTTTGGCCCGTTCCTCACCGCGCAGCTTGAATTCTTCCAAGTTAGCCACGCGCGGGCTTAACCCTTTGGGGCCATACATGTCCTGCGCAAGATCCTTCACGATCTGCACGATGCCTTTGGTTTCGCTTACCATATCGCCCCCGAGAACCATTTCGAGATCGCTAACCCGGCCTGCCAGGTCTTCGCGTCGTCGTACGTGTCTGCGTTCGCCAGATTCATTCTGTTGCATAGGGCATTAGGAACACGCTCAGTTGTTCGATGGTAATCGGTTTAGGCAAGGTCAAAACTGCGCCTTCCTCGAGCGCCTTCGAAATTTGCGGCGATCCCGGATAGCCGGTGACCATGAACACCTTGCAATTATCGCGAAAGCCGGCAGTTGCCCGCAGAATCTCATTGCCGGTGAGCTTGGGCACTTTCTGATCGAGCAAAATTATGTCGTATTGACCGGTTTTGATTTCCTCAACGGCCTGTTCGCCATCGACGCGGCGAGTGTACACACACCGGAACTTGACAAGCTGCTTTTCCAAATGAAACCAGTCGTGATCGTCATCCTCCACGATGAGCACGCGAGTCGGAGGTGTCAGCAAACGCATGGCCGTTGCCAGCGCGGCGCGGACCTCAGCCAATTTGTCTTCGCATTCTTTCATACAATTAGGCATAGCCGCCCCCTAAATCGACGCGCAATTGTTGCACGCGATTATAGTAGTTTTGCGCCTGGGTTGCGTTCATGCCTTTGTGGATACCAAAGTATGAGGCGCGGCCTGCGCTGTAAAATAAAGGTGTCCCGTTGTTCAGGTTCCAGACAAAAGCAAACAGTTGGAAATTGACCCGCGTGCCCGCCGCGGCGCTGCTAGTGTTTCGAGTATTGAACCCGATCGAAGAGTTGGCTTGATACAGACCCACGGCATTCGAAGCCGTCCGGTTCACAGAGCAGAAGCTCGCATAGTCAGAGGTGAGCGTGTAGGAGCTGGTCCAGGCAGCATTGATCGCCCCTTCAAGCGTAGTGCCGCCGCCGGCGCGCGCGTCCAGCCCATCGTACCGGTTCGGAGCGCTGACATTATCGACCGCCAATAGCCGCATGCTTTGCAGACTCACCGAAAGGGCTGATTCGTAATAGGTGTACCCGCCGTCATTGTCCGAAGCGTAAACGCTGGTTGGATTTACCCCGGTCTCGAGATACTTGCTACTGCCGTTGCCCACGAGGCCGTTGACCGTCAGATCCCCGGCCACAAAATTGTGATTGGTCCAAGGGTCACTGCCGGCATTTTTGAAGAACGGTGTTCGTGCTGCCGTGAGGTTGTCAGGCACAACGTGCAGATCCGCGATCATCAAAGCGTCGAGCCCATCGGTCACCATCCCCAGGTAAAACTTGTTGACCGCGTCCTTGGTTCCTGCCGATACCGCAGCGCCGCCGTTAGTAATTACCCGAGCGGCCCAGTCATCTACCATCGAGCTATAAGCCGAAACGATGTTTGAGCTTGTGCCGGTCAGGGCGCCTGCGTCCGTTCCTGTCACCGTGTAGGTTGTCGGTGTAACGCTGGTCGTGAAAACTACCTGCGCAATCCCACTGCCGTTTGTGTTGCTGGTACCCGAAGCGAAAGATCCACCAGTACCCGTTTTGCTCCAGGTCACGGTCAGGCCCGAAGTGCTCACTGCGTTGTTATTGGCATCGGCCAATTGCGCTGAAATGGTAACGCCCTGGCCAGCTATTGGGGCGTACGTGCTCGAGGTAACCAGGTATTTGGCCGCTGCGCCGGCCACGCTGGTTATAGCCGTTGTGCTTCCCGTCAATCCGCCGCCATCCGTGCCAGTCACCACATAGGCAACTCCAGCAGTTGTGCCCGTCGTAAATGTGACCGTGGCGATACCGCTGCCATTGGTATTGGAGGTTGGCGATCCAAACGATCCGCCCGCGCCAGTCTTACTCCAAGTCACCGTGAGACCGGAGGTTGCTACTGCATTATTGTTGGCATCGGACAGTTGCGCGGTGATTGTGACATCAGCGCCGGCAACAGGGGCATAGCTGCTCGAAGTCACCAAATACTTTGTGGCTGGGCCGGCAACCGTTTCGATACTGCTCGTGTGACCCGTTAACCCGCCGCCGTCAGTGCCGGTGATCAGCCCACCAAAGCCTGCCGTAGTCGGAGTTGTGAAAACGATCGTAGCAACGCCACTTCCATTTGTGTTGCTGGTTGGCGAAGCAAAAGATCCTCCAGTTATGGTTTTGGTCCAAGTAACTGTGAGCCCTGCCGTGCTTACCGCATTATCGTAAATGTCGGTTAGCTGCGCGGTGATCGTGATGTTCGAACCAGCAACCGGGCCGTAGTCGCTAGAAGTAACGATGTATTTGGCGGCTGCTTCCGGGCCAACTGTTACGTTGGAGCTCGAGCCAGTCCGCGCGCTGCCGTCCGTACCAGTCAGCACATAAACCACGCCGGCAACTGTTCCGCACGTGAAATTGACCGTGGCCACTCCGCTGCCGTTTGTGTTGCTCGTGGGCGCGGAAAAGCTTCCCCCTGCTCCGGTCTTGCTCCATGTAACGGTAATGCCAGCAGTGCTAACGCTGTTTCCATGGGCATCGACCAGTTGAGCGGAGGCGGCAACGGTGGCCCCGGCCGCTGGAGAATAATTGTTGGACGTAACCACGTAGGCCGTGGCCGCGCCCGCAACACTCGTGATGTTGGCCGATGTGCCAGTCATCGCGTTCGTATCGGTCGCCGTGATGGCATAGACCACGCCGGCGGTATTGCTGGGCGTGAAATTGACGGTCGCAATCCCGTTTGCATCCGTAACGCTGGTCGGCGCGCTGAAAGATCCGCCGGCTCCAGTCTTACTCCATGTCACTACCAGGCCGGGAGTTTTGACCGCCGTGCCGTTGGCGCTGGCCAATTGTGCCGATATTGCCACCGGAATTCCCACCGTGGGCGCGTAGCTCGCGGAGGTGACCACGTATTTTGCGGCTGGCTGCGATACTCCGCCGTTAGCCACAATCCGCGCCAGCAGGGCAACTTGTAGGGCTTGGGATTGGCTGAGTCCAGCGCCTAGGTAGCCGGCGCTTTCATCGAGCAAAGCTTGAATTGGGATCGACATTTCAAGAGGCGATCTGCGTCAGCAGCGCCAGGATCATCAGTTGACCCGTGGACCCACCCAGCCCGCAACTTAGGCAAGAGGCTTGGGACATAAGCCCTGCGGGGCTCACGTCGTTAGCCGGGTTTTTGTCCAGGCTGATTTGAGCCAGCAACGTGATTTGCAAAAGCTCAAACGTCGTCAGTGGTCCGTAGCACTGATAGCAGGCGCCAGCCGTCATTAGAGATTGGACCGTTGTCGCGTTCATGCCGGCATTGATACGTCGTCGAGTTCGCCCTGCGCCGATTCCATGGACTCGGGCTCAGGCTTGGAGCCGCCTTTGTCCTCAACTTCAAGTTCGTCCGAATACTCATGCACGATCTTAAACGTGCAAGTATCGCCAACCTTGTAATCCCCCTTCAAGGCTGACTTGGGAATAAGGAAGGTTTCCCCGGTCTTCTCACCCTCGCCAGGCGGCTTCCCTTCTGGTTCTGAATTTCCGTTGGCACTCGTTTCCGAGCCGGGATAATTGGGATCGCCTTCCATATGGTTTGAGTGAAGTTAACTTTTATTCGTTTCATTTTGGGGAGGCCGCGGCAGCTATGACCAGACTTACCGCCGCGGCCCGTGCCCCTAACAGCGCCAGGTAACCGGGTATGAGAGTGAAGCTCATACCCGGCTTTGGCGAGATACTTTATTGCGCGAACGGCAAACCGAAGCTGACACAGCTGCCAGTCAGCGTGATCGTTGTGCCGCTGGCCACTGCCCAGGTACCGGCAAAGCCGAGGTACTGGTTCAGTTGAACCACCAGCGCGGCCAGCGTGGTCGATCCAGTGATCGCCGCGTGGCTGAGCGGACCACCCTCGCAAGTTGCCGAGTTGGCCGGCACTTCATACGTGCCCGTGCTCGACTCTTTAACCGGCGTGAAGGTGTTGACCGTGTTAACCGGGTCCGGACTAGTGCCCGAGTGGTCGTCAGCGCAAGCGGACGGCGCCGAGTTGTAATCCTGAGTAGGATAACCCGGATCGTTGTTGCAGGTGTTGATCTCGTAGATGCACGAAGGTTCGCGCTTGTGGAAGATCAGCACGCCAAACTCAGTGTGGTCGGGCGCGATGGCCTGCTTGAAGTCGTTAATGAACTGCCCCTTATTGCGGCGCTTGTTCTCGATCACGCAGCCGTTGACGTCCGCGCCGAGGTTGTCCATGACGAATTGCCACTTGCCGGCCCAATTGCGGCGCGCAAACGGCATCTCGGGATTGACCTGCTCGGATTGAGCCGTCAGGAGTTGCATGATCCGCGCGTGCCAAATGTAGCTGAACGCGAATTGAGCGCTGTCGAAGTCGGGGTTGTTGACCGACTTAAGCCCCGGCTGGCTGCCGGCGCCGCTGCTCGCGATGTTCTTATACGGCAACACCACTTGGTACCGGTACAGCCCGTTGACGATGCCAACGTAATTGAACCGCAGGCCGAAAGGATCGGTCCGCACGGCATAGTTGCCAATCTGGCCGTTGAAACCGTAGGCCCAATACTTGTTGGCCGCTTCCCACTCGAGGAACCGCCAATTGCCGCTGACTGTCGGCGATCCAGGCGCAGATCCAAACCCGGTTGCACCGCCGAGGCGATCCAATTCCCAGGTGGTTTGCGTGTCGGTCACCAGCTCGAGCATGGGCGGGGTCTTGTCCTTGAACGGATTTTTGCCGAGGTACCCCAGCCGCATTAGTGGCTCGACCATGCGTTGCAGCATTTGCGGGGTGAGCTTGAACACGCTGGTCGGCGGGGTGTTGGTATCGATATAGCGCTCTTCGTCGCCCACGGTGACCCAGTTGAACACGAAGTTGCTGGCGCTCGATCCGAAGTTGCGGTTGGCCACAAATTTGTTGTCCACGTACTGAGCTCCGCGTTTGCGGATGAACGAGCCCTGGACCCAGTTGACCACCGGGCGCAGAATGTCGCTGATGATGTAAGCGAACTGCTCCTTGGCGTGGGTCACGTGCATCATTTGGTCGAAGCACAAAAGCGGCGTCTGCCAGGATTGCTCTTCGAGGAATTCGGTAATGCGCGTCGAGCCCCAGCCGATTTGATGCTCGTTCTTATCGCAAGGGGTCCCGAGGCAGCCCACCGCGGTTGTGGGCGTCCAAACCTTGGTAGTGTTCGGGAAGACGGCGTTGAATCGGTCGCGCGTGTGCTGCGTACCAGACCAAGCCTCCCAGGTGCCGCCGGTGACGTGGGCGAGCCAACTGTCCTCCGGACGGATATCCTTGATGATGTACTTATCGAAAACTGGCTCTTGATTGACAAGAAATTGAGTGAAAGCGGAACAGGAAACGATGCGGCCCATAAACGTAAATTTTCACAGCGTTAGAGTTAGTTTGCTCCAGGCGGGCACATTGCCAGCACAGAGACTTAGCTTGGGGATGGCGATTTCCTCTAACGCCAATTTACGCTCGGATGAACACGCGCGGACCAATCCGATCCGGGTAGTGACTCCCGGTTACACTAAGAACTATGGGGACTATTCGCCGAATCAGCCGGCCTTGTCAACCTTCCCGTGCATAATCCCGTTCCAGCTTGGCCATGGCGCCGTCGATTGTTTCTTCGTCAATGACGCCTGCAGCGCCCTTGCCGTCGCCCGGTCCAGGTACCGAGGCTTTGTATTGTTGCAGCTCTTTTTCCAACTCTGCGATGCGTGCGGTAGCCGCTTGATGCCGCTGCGCCAGCCGGTCGAAAGCGCCGGCTTTTTGCCGTACGGCCGCCACTGCCGAGGCATACTCTTCCGGGGTCATCGGCTTGTCTCCCTCTTTGACCGGAGCGCCATTAGCCACCACGCGGGCAACCAGGTGTTGGCCTTTCTCCAGCATTTCGTTGCCTTTGGCATCGGCCGGGTCCGGTTGAAACCACTGCGGATATTTCTCCGCTGCCGATTTGATGTTGGTATCGACGATTTCACCGAACCGCTTGCGGAAGGTTTCAAGCTCAGTGGCGCGAGTCTTTTCCCGTTCGCTGCCGATCTTGCGGAATTCCTCGAGCGCTTTGTTTCGGGCCTGGTTCAACTCCTGGACGCGCTCACGCTGAATGAGCACAAGGGAGGCTTTACTGCCGAAATGTTCAACGGCCCAGTCTGCGGCAACGTCGTCATCAGAGATCTTCATCAGCGCGTCAAAGTCTGCCGCCGTGGCTTCCCGGCCTGGAATGATTTCCCCCGTTTCCTCGTTGGTTTTAGCGGCCAGCTTCATCGAGGCGATTCTTGCGCGGCCATTCATGTAAGCTTCGACAAATGGCTTTTCGTACTTCTCTTTGTACTCTTCCGATTTGCTGTAATCGGTAAACCTCAATTCGTCTTCTACTTCCTGGAGGCGCTTCTCGCGCGCGGCCAGGCGTTCGGCCAGAGTCTTCTTTTCTGGATCTTCTGCCGGTGTGCTGGCCTTGGTCTTGAGCGTCGTATGCTCGGTCTCGAGCGCTTTGTGCTTGGCCTTGAGCGCTTCGTAAGCTTCGCGCAGTTGCTTCGGCGCCATCTTTTCGGATGGGACTTCTGCCGGTGGCGTGGTCGCCTTCTCGAGCTCAGGCTTCGGGAGTTCGGGCTTGTCTAGCTCGGCCTTGGGCTTTTCCGGTTCCTGGACGGGCGTTCGCGGCGCAAACTTGCCATCCGGGCCTCGGACAAAATCTTTGTTGCCCTCTTTAGCTTCGGGCCGCTGCGCGGGCTCGGGCTTGCCGTCATCAGTCCCCAGGGCATCGATATCGCCAAAGGCATCACTGCCGGCGGGCTCGCGCGCTCCAGACGGAATGACTGGGGCGGAAGGAGCGGCCGGGGCGGCGGGCGCTGCCGGCGTTGAGGGTGCGGAAGGTGTAGGGGGGGCAATTACATCGGGCATAAAATTAGATTCCTGGTGGTCGTTTGAAGATCAGATAGTTACCGACAATGGCGCAGACCGAGGTATCGACGTTGCGCATGTAGTCACGAATAATCCTACGCTCGCGCTCCATTTCTTCGAGCGTCAAATCGCGGCTTGGTGACAATTCTCCCTCGAGCATGGAACCAAGTTGGGACCGGAGCAGCTTTAGATCCTCCGTCGTCATTTGGTCCGTTTGAGGTTAGCCGGCATCCCCGGCGCTTTGGGCTCAGGTGGAATTTCGCATAGGTTCATCATTGTAGTGATGAGCTTTTTGGCGCCTTCCATGCGAAAGTAAGCAGCCGCCGCTTGGGTGCCATCCCCCACATCGACACCGGCGAGGGCCATTGAGGCAATTGCCGCTTGTAGCCCTTCCTGGAACCAGTCAGCAGCTACAGCATCGTGCCAGGTTTTGCCATAAGGGGACTCTCGAAAGCGTTTCCGCGGGTCAATAGCCATAAAGTGAATACCAACGCGGGCGTTGCCCGTCAAAGCCCCACAGCCAAAAGGCTACCAATTTACGCCGGGATCTTGCTTGGCGGGCTTTGCGCTCGGCCCTGGTCATAGTGCTTTTGTAAGAAACCCTTCATCGCTTTGCAAGCGGCATCGAGCGCTTTGCCTGGATCAGACGTCGGAACGATGAGCTTCACCGCCTGCGGATCGATGTTGCCTTTCTCCGCTACGCCCATCTCGATTTGGTGAACTAACCCGCCCATACCCTTTTGAGGTGGCATGTCAATCGGGCCGGCGATGTTGATAAAAATGGCGAGTTGTCTCATTCCTTTTTGGGCTTTGGTTCAGGTTTGCGGGCAAGCGCGGTGGCCGCTTCCAGTTCGGTCTTGGCCAATTCGGCAGCATGTTCACGCATCGCGTGCGAGGTTTGCAGCGCGTGCTTTTCTTCGTCCTGCTTAACTTTCTGCTCGAAAGCGATTTGCTTCTGCGCCGTCTTTTGCGCATGCGATTGGGCGGCCAGTTGCGATTTGGTCCGGGCGGTGAGTAGCAAAGCATCGATCTTCGCCTGCGTGTCCGGGTCAACTCCGTTGCCGTTATTGGCTGCCGCCTGTTGCGCGGCCTCCTGCTGGCGCTGGGCCATCGCTTTGACGTCGTTGCCGATATTGCCTAGCACATCTCCAAAGTTTTTGACCCGGCTCTTTTCGTTTTTGTCCTGAGCCAGCATGTTGATAAACGCCTGCGCGTAGCTGGCGGCCAGCTTAAGGCCCTGAACGTCTTGCGGAGTTCCTACGCCATCGGTTTGCATGATGCCTTGTACCTTGGCGCCCATCAGCCGCAGAATGGTCTCGACCACTTCTACCGCATTGAGCCCCGGCTTAGGCGTGATCTGAATGCCCTGCATGAGCGCGCCAAAGGCCAATTCTGCATCGTGGATCGAATCGCTGATATGCGGCTCTTGCGGTACCAGTTGCTGGGCCAGGTCCCAATTGTTGGTATTGGTCGAAATGTAGATCCGATCAACGGTGTGCTGCGCCTCCGGTCCTAGCTGGGGACGAATGGCCATCAACTTATCGGCCATCGCAACCCCAAGGACCTTGTTGCCGCCGCCAATTACCTTGGTCGGTTGAATATTCCAGCAATCAGCGTTAAGCGCCTCTTCCGGTACGCCCTCTTCCAACACCTCAACGCGAAATTTATTCACGTCGGGATTTTTGCTGTCTTTGCGACAGAAGCGTCGGCAGATCTCGACGTAACGAAACTTTTCGCGCATGTAAGCACGATTGAGGATTGCCCCAGTCAAGGCCGCGGCAGAGTTCACTTTGGCCATGGTCCGCGTGGCCGTTTCCTCGCTTTGACTTTCAAGGTCCAGGTCTTGGGTGAAAGACGTACTCATGTCATTCATCCGCTGCCGGCTCATCGAGAAAGCTTCGGTCACCAAAGGTTGATCCACTTTCCAGCGTTCCTCCGGGCGAACGAATTGTAGCCCTTCCGGCAAAAGTCCTTTGTCGATCAAATCGATTTTGGTCAGCCGCTCCATATCCATTGGGTTCGCTACCCGGAAGTACTGGAGCAGGCTTTCAAAAACTGAATCGGTGAATTTGCAGTAGAGCCGATTCTGCAAATGGCAAACGGCATAGAGCAGCCAGCCGAGCGACCGCTGCGAGTGGTACCGGAACGGAGCTACCGCGCTGGCGTCGCCGCATTGAAAGTGAACTATCTCGCTAAGCTTCGAGGCATAACAACGCTCTTTTGGATCGTATAGGAATTGGTCTTTGCCGACTTTTTCGCCAATCCCCTTTCTTTCAGCCGATAGCGGCGCTCCGCCTACGCCCGGTTGGCCCCAGGCATCCAAAATGATTCGTCGGCGCCAGCCTGAAACATTGTCTTCGTCACTCCAAAAGTAGAAGTCCCAGCAATTGACCGTTGGGGATATGTCGCCGGCATAGATGCCGCTATCACTCTTGAACCGTTCCTGGATCTTCTCGGGAAACCAGACGTCAGGCCAGGTTTGGCCCATTCCCCTTTTTGCCTCTTCATCGACCCACGCCAGAACTTTATCGACTAGCGGCATGTTCCAAGCCTTGTCAACGCGCGGGCCGTGAGTCATCCGCCAAAGCTTCGCCCCAGTGTATTGGCGATAGATCGCAAATTTCTCGAGGTTTCGCATGCTCCGGAGGGTGTTGCCCGGAATGAGCACGTCCTCGACGCCTAGCGGCTCTTGCAACCAAGCGTATTCGTCTTCCCACATTGAAGGACCTGGACCGTGCAAAACCGTGTTCGCAAACACTGAGCTTTGGAGTTCCGCAAAATCGGCCGAGTTCTTAATGATGCGGTTGATCTTCTGTGTAATTTTGGTCCCTAGCTCGATCCGTTTATGGCGTGGGCCGTAGTCAACTTCGACCGTGAACAGCGGGTCCGGAAGCAAAAAGGCGTTGTCGAATTGAGCCCTGGCGTTCTGATTAATGACCGTTGCCGAGAGGTCGTTAACGTTTGTGGAGGCGTGATTTTGCTCTATTTCCTCTTCGCTGTATGGTCCCTCACCATTAAACAGGGCATTTACGAGTGCTCGGTTTTGAGCCCGCGGTTGGTCTGCCAGGAGCATGGCATATACGTCAGCTTCGACCGAGCCGGCCTTAGTGAAGTTCATCTTGAGCGCAACCCTATGTCGTAATGACCCTATCCGCAAGCATGGCCATTCGCTGGCGCGTGGTCGGATCGGCGCGTTCGAAGGCATCGCTATGGGTCCAGAACGTGAGGCAATTGCTCTGATCGCCGCGGCGGTAGATGTTCGGCGGGGTACGCCAGGCGGGCAAATCATAGACCCCATCCCAGGTTACCAGCTTGACCGGCAGGCCCATTTGCGTCGCTCGGATATAGAGCGCATCCGGGCCATGCTCGAAGTCGTAGCGGTCTTGGCGAGTGACAACCTTGTGCGGATAGTAGCGCAGCAGCTCGGGCACGCAGGCAAACCCGGTCGTATTGATGTGCGGCCGTACTTCGAACGTGGCCAGCGTGCCGTAAACTCCCGGCCCGTGCTGTTCCCATGCCGCCACAATTCGCTTTAGCCAGCCGCGCCGGCGGAAATGCGCCGGGCCACCCAGGCAGAAAAGCATGTCAGCTTTGATCTGCCGGCTCGCCTCGAGGAACCCGCCCACGTCCCAGCCGTTGTTGACCTTGCGCACGATGAATTTTGGATTCATCGAGGCAAACAGAACTTCGGTTATCGTGTCAGGCTCGCCACCATTCGAAACGATGTAGAGATCGTGCTCATAATCCGGCGGGTGAGCGTGGAAGGATGACGCAAACCGGCAGGCGAGCGGGAAGTGCTCTGGCCCCTCGCTCGCCACCGGGCAAATGTAGATAACTGCCACCTTTAGAGCATCCATGATTCCGGGATCTCCAGGTCACCGCCTTGCGAGTAAACCGCGTGCTCACGCAGCAAATGGCAGTTGGCATTCTGCGGCCACTCTTCGACTACAACGGGGCGACATAGCCCGTGAGCGATCGCCAATGGCAACGATTGGTTGCAGACCAGCACTTTGCCGCCGGCAATGACGCGCGCCAGCTCGAGGGCGTTCTTGGTTGGGTGCCAATGAATTTTGTGCGGCACAGCAAAGCCCTGGAAAATGTTGGCTTCGTGCTCCGTGCCCACAAAGACAATTTGCTTGTGGTACCGCTGGCAAAAGCCGGCCCAGTTGACGCGCGGATTTTGGTACCGCTCCGAACGGGCAACCACAATGGGGCGCTCAGGAATAGGCAGCGGCTCGGGAACAGTTAGCCAAGGCTTGTCTTCGGGCCACTGACCGCCGAACACGCGCTGGTAGAGCCCAAAGATGGACATAAAATCCGTAGGGCCGCGCTGTTTCCAAGGCTTGCGAAAAGCATTTAGGTCGCGCGTCGTCGAGAAAGGCAGGCCGTGCGTGTATTGAAGCTTCCAAACGTACGGCTGCGCTTCGACCAGCGGCCGCAGATTATCAACCATCTCGAACGGGGCGCCTGAGCGCGTCCAACGAGTGTGAACCGGGTAAGGGTAGGCATTTGGACCGCCCATGAAGATCACCCCATCGCCCAATTGCTTCACGACGGACAATCCGTAGATCAGATCGCCCGCCTCGCCAGAGCTGTAATAGACCTCGCAAACCTTTTTCTCTTTCGGCAGCACGCTTAACAACGAATGGAACCCAAATTGACCAGTCCAATGGTTCGGTGTTCCCTTCCATTCCCGCCCGTCATAGACACGCCCCTCGAACGAAAATTGCCGCGCCAGATCCGGCGGCATGAATCGCAAACCCTGTTGCTCCAGGTTGGAACGGAAGAGCGTGCTAATCGCGTGATCCTCGGGGTGATCCATTCCTGGCGGCAGCTTCGTGCATGCTTCGAGCAGGCGCTTCGACCGCCACGAAAAACCGCCATTCATTTGATTGGGATTGGTGATGAACGGCGCGCCGCCATAGTCGTACTCGAGGAATTTGTTAGTCCAGGCTTGCCCGTTTAGCACGTAGCCGTCTGATTGGACCAGCAGGCAATATTTGGTGTCCACATGCCGCGCCAGGTCCCGCAGGCAGAAGCGTGAGTAAGCTTCCAAGCCCTCGAGCTTCGCAATCCTGACCGCGTGCTTGAGGGTCGAGTTATGAGTCAGCAGCTTGACGGCTGCCACGTCCACTTGCTCGAGACTGTTTTTGATTGCCCGCAGGGCAAGATGCGCTTTGGACGTCGTATCAATCGCGATGAGGGTCGTTTCCGGAAGTTGAATTTTCATTGTTAAGGGTAGGGGTCTTCTCGGCATGCACCCAGCACTTTTCCCAAAGCTTGGCAAATGCCTCGGGGCTCAGGTGCTTGAGTTTCAAGGGTAACGGTTCGTGAACGGCAAGGGCGTTTTGGCAGTGGCACGCCTCGCATACTCCGAGCTTGTCGTCATGGCTGGTCTCCAGTTTCAATTCTGAGCGTGCCTCCATTTTCTTTTTGATGAGAGCGGCTGCCGGCGCGGTGAACCAGGCAAACTCGCCTTCCATGTTGTTTTTGGGGCAGGAAACGCATACGGCGCCGCGAGCTTCGGCCCGTTCGCGCGGTACCGGGATGCCGTTTTCCTTAACCCACCACTCCCAGAGATTTGCGGCCCCGTTCGCGAGATCCTTCAGCTTAGTGGCCACAGCAGGCAGGAAGGAGAGCGCGGACGAGGCCGACTGAGGGTTTGGCATGGGTCCTCCGCCTTCCCGCAGGTAGGTTTCTGCGCCGGCCATGCCCGCAATCCGGCGTGCGTTCTGTTCGCTGATCTCGCGCCGAATCGTTTCCCGGTCCAGGGACAAGCCGGGGAACAGCGATCGATTCAATGAGCGCACCCGCTGAATCGATGCGATCAGATTCTCCCAACTCCACATCGTAGTTGGGTCATTAACGGTGTTTTTCCAGCCAAGCTCGCGCTGATGGAATATCAATCCCCCAGGCGGAAAGCTGGTACTCTCGTTTTTGAGGCGTAAGCTCATTGGCTAATCTGTAACCGAGTGGCTGTCACGTCGTCAACTTGAGCGTGTGTCCCCGGCGCGCGCTGCGGGCCTCTGCGGCCTTGCGTTGCCACCAATCCCAGTTCGCTTCCTCCGTCTTGGGATTGGCCAGCTTGGCTATGACAAATCCACGGCGCCGCGCCCCCTCGATGCCCGTAACCAGCATATCCGCCCAGTCCGGCGAAACGCCCGTGCGCTTTTTCATCTTCACTTTGGTTTCAATCTCAATCTTGCCGCCGCCTACCTTTTGCCATTCGCGCGGGGAGGCGTCCAAAACAATCTCGAGGGTGAGCCCGCGCATTTGATCGGCCTCGATGACGTAGCGCCATGACCACCAAAGTTCAGAAACAAACTTCGAATAATGCTCGACCGCTTTCTTTGGCCGGCGGGTACCATCCGGCAGATCGACAAACTCCCCTTCCACGATCCGCTCAGTAGGCCGGCCACCAAATTCAATCGAGTTGACCCGTGCCGACCATACCCGCGCTATGGCCATCGCGAGGCTGCCGCGGCCATCAAAGAAGAAATTTTCGGGAGGTACTCCAGCTTCCTCCATCTTGTCTTTGGTGTACATCGCGATCTGTTCCTCGGGCGTCATGTCGTTACGCGCGATGATTGGCACATTCCAGTAAGGATGAAGCAGGATGCGGGTCTTTAGATCAACGCACTCGCCAAACTCGAGCCAGCCCAGCGCGCACCGATCACCGCCTACTGAGCCGTAGGCCGCATCCAGCATGCCGATTTTGGTTGTGCCGTGCTGACTCCATAGCAGCGGGTCAAATGCGTGGAATTGGTCGCAAATTTCTTTGGTGATAATCTTGAACGCGGCCAGACCGAATTTGAAGATCCCGCGCCCCTGTGAGTAATAGGATTCTGAGCCTTCGGTGTATTTGGCCATCATGTGAGGGCCGGCCAGGTGAATCCAACGGGGCTTATCGATGGGGTAATCCGCGTTCGGCGAATCGAGCGAGTCCAGGTTTATGCAGCGGCATTTGATGGGGTAATCCTGCAGCTTGCGGCAATCCCAGACCTTGGTTTTGCCATCCTCCTTGATTGAGCCCCAGCCTCCTTCCGGCTCGGAAACCAGGTGCAACGGATTGTCAGGCCGCGTTGGATTGGTGTTGCCGATGAAGATCGCTTTGTAGCCGCGGATGGGCTTGCCAAATTCAGGCGAGTCTTTGTCCCGGATAATTCCTGGAAGGAGATTAGGGCCGTTGCTGATCAGATTGTTTTGCGCGTCGAGGATGGACCGCTCGCAAAACTGCATTTCGTCACCGATACACCAAACGCGCCGGTTCTTTCTGCCGGCAAAGGACCCCAGGCCCATGAACTTGCCGGTCGAGCTTTTGCAGGGCACGCCCACCATAGAATTGCGAATGTCCCGGGACAGGTCCTCGGCCACGTCCTCAAAGGTAATCACGCACTTTGAATCGATGTAGTGACCGGGGAACCAGGCATACCGCTCGGAAGCAGTTTTCCAAAGCTTCGATACCTCGCCAAAGATGCGGTTGCGCAAATCGGTCATGGTCGTCGATGAAAACATGACGGTTGTGCATTCCGGGAAGCAGCTCCAATCCATCAGCGCTATCCGGGCGATCGTGCCTGACTTCCAGGCGCTGGCGCCGGCCACGAGTGAAATGTATTGGGTCCCAAGGACCTCTTTCAGAATCAGATCCGTCCATCGGGTTTGCGCGTCATCCTCCCAAAGAGCCGCCCAATATGCCTTGAAATGGAATTCCAAACCCTCGCCGCGCTCGATGCCCTGCTCATCGATCCACTTGCCACCGCTGCGAATCATGCCCCGTTCTACGGCAGCATTGTCGGTTCCGTCCTGCCACCGAAGCCCGTACTTAAGGAAGCTCATGTTTCTTGAAAGACTTTACTTTGTAGGGTTTCAGTAGGAATGTCACGCCATGCCAAGTATTCAAGATTGCTGCACCCCCGGATGCGCGACAGTTCCACCCGTCAACGTTCCTGGCGCCCAGGGTCCACAAGGCCCCGCCGGCGCTGATGGCTCAGACGGAGCGCCCGCTTATAGCATCGTTACCAGCTTATTTGTCATCCCCGCCGTGGGCAATGACGTGCTGGTTAACTTGGACAATACACTTTGGCTCACCGTCGGGCAGACGGTAATCGCCGGCCAACATTTTGGTGGGCCTGCGACCGGGCCAGCCAACTTCACGGTGATCACCATCAATTCAGCAACCACAGCTACCTTGCGCGCGCTGGCTTATCCAGGCGATGCAGTAAACCCGGCCAGCATCGCTGCTGGTGGTCAGATCACCGCATCCGGCCAGCGTGGCCCTACTGGCGCTAACGGCACTGCCGGCTCGACGTTCCCAACGACGACCAAGGGCGATTCGATGATGGATGACGGATCGACCTCACCGGTCCCAAGCGTCATTCGCGTTCCCATCGGGTTACAAGGCCAGGCTCGTGTTGCCGATCCATTCAACGCTACCCCTGCCAATGTGCTGCCGTTCGTTGGGGTTACTCGAGTCCTTAATACCACGATCGCCTCGGCTGCCACTGGACCCGATACGACCGAAGACAATTTGCTTTCGTTCGTAATCCCCGCCAATGCCTTGCGCAATGCCGGCGATTCCATCGAGTTTGAAGCCGTGTTTGACGTCCTGGTAACTGCGGTAGTCGCTACCAAAACGATCAAAATCAAGTTTGGCGCGAGCACTGTGCTCCAATTCGGGAATGCCGCTTTGAACGGCGGATCTATTGTGATGCGTGGCCGCATCGTGCGTGGCAGCGTGAACTCTCAAATTTGCTGGTGTGAATACATCACCACTGATGGGGCCGCGGCAGCCACCGTGCTTCTAACCCGCATAACAGCGGCCGAAGTCCTCAGCGGCGCAGTGACGCTCCAATGCACGGGCCAGAACGGTACCAATGCCGTAGCCGGCGGCATCACTCAGCAAGCCTTGTTGGTTTCCGTCCGCGCAGCTTCGTAAATATGAAAAAAAGTGGCATTGTGTATTGCGGGTTTGGAAAACTCGCTTTGGCCGGCCAGCCCGATCGCGTCTTGGACACGCGCGAAATAGAGAAAATGGAACCAAATGCCGGCGGAATTCACATTCGAATGAGAGACGGATCTGAGCATCAAGTATCGGAACCGATTGTTTTCGCAGAGAGCGAGTTTGTAATGGACTCGCTTAGCTAAATGAGTCCCGAAGAATTCTTTGACGGCCTGTTGGCGTTTGACCTCGGAATGAACTCCGGGGTTGCCGCAGTCCTGTTGCCAAAGAATCAACTCGGCTTCGCGTCCAATGCCACCGTGCGCGGCACTTTCATTCGACCGCGGCCACCCAAGTTCAATTACTTTTTCGACTTCCAGGGCGATGCCTCGGCGCAAGCTGCCGTGCTCAATGGCTTATGGCAGGGAGGCTGTTACTACGCGCCCGACTCCGGGCCGCAGACGTTGGTAGCTGCCATCTCAGGCCGGCTGTTTCAATTCGTGCCCAACCCGGCCACGCTCTCAGTTGTGGTGTATGAGCGCACCGGCGGCAATACGCAGAATGTCGCGGCGCCGCAACACTGGCTTTGGCAGTCTGAAAAGTGGGTCATTTGGAACGATGGAGTTTCGCTGCCGGTATTCTTCAATGGAGCCACTACTAGCCGCTCGATTGGCACCAATACCGTCATTACGCCTTTCACCGCCAAAACTACGTCCGATTTTACCGCGCCGCCTCTGGCCAGCTCGCCGATCAACTTCGCCACTGACATTGTGGTTGTAGCTGGGGATAGCGTCACTGTTCCGACCAGTGGCAATGTCAATTTCCAAGGCTATGGTTTGCTGATTGCTTTTGGTACCCCATCAGCAAACCATTTCAACGCGCTAAACGTGAGCGCGTCCACCCCTACACCGGGATTCATCCCGCCTGGAACCCTTGTACCCGCCGGCACTACGTTTACTTGGGGCACCAAGACTGTCACCTCGCTAACCCAGCTTCCGCCTGGTCGCATGGGCGCTTACGTCCAGGGCCGCAATTGGATGGCTTTGCCCGACGAGATTTCTTTCATCGCCAGCGATATTGTAGGCGGCTCGAGCGGGACTGTTGGCGAACAGTTCCGGGATGCGGTGTTGAACGTCACTGAGAACCAGTATTTGATCGGCGGCGGCAGCTTCCGCGTGCCTGGCGGAGCGGGCAAGATCCGCGCCATCGTCGAGACCAACGTGCTCGATGCCGCCTTGGGTCAAGGTCCGGTCCAGGTGCATACGTCCAACCGCGTGTTTACCTGCCAATCGCCCGTGGACCGGTTGACGTGGCAGAGCCTGCAAAGTCCAATTCTGCCCGTAACGGTCATTGGTACCGGCGGCGTTGGCCAGAATTCCACCGTGCAAATGAATGGCGATGTCGTTTACCGCGCGCCCAATTGCATCGGCTCGGTCATCTACGCCCGGCGCGATTTTGATACCTGGGGCAACGTTCCTATCAGCCGCGAGGTTGAGCGGATCATCGACCGGGATGACGAAGACCTTTTGTTTTACGGCACCGCGGTTGTATTCGACAATCGCATGCTGATGGGCTGCGCGCCGACCACGTCCGCAAGAGGCGTTTACCATGGTGGCTTGGTCGCACTCAATTTCGATCCGCTCTCCGGATTGGCCGGCAAAAAGCCTTCGGTCTATGACGGGCTTTGGCCCGGACTAAACCCGTTCCAATTGATCACTGGTGAGTTTTCGGGAGTGGATCGGTGTTTCGCTTTCTGCCTGGACAAAGGCACCCAGCAAATATCGCTTTGGGAAGTTCTCAAGAGCAAGACCCGCGAGATTTACGACAACGGCAATACTCCGATCAAGTGGAGCTTCGAAAGCCCCGTCATGTTTCGCGAGCCCGACCCGGCGCGGCGCAAATTCAAGCGCCTCTTCAATGGCGAGCTCTGGGTTGATCAAATGATCGGCACGGTCCACTTTGCAGTGAGCTATCGCCAGGATGATTACCCGTGCTGGACCCCTTGGCTCGAGTGGGATGAATGCGCGCCAATGGTGAACACTGATGCCAAACCGCAGTACCGGCCAAGATTGCCACTGGGCGAGCCGTCCCCCTATGTTTGCGATCCTTCGACAAACCGACCTATGCGCGAGGGGTATTACTTTGCCGTCCGCATCGAGATTACCGGGCAATGCCGATTCAAGGGCGCGCGCTTCCTGGCCACTGGAATTCCTGAGCCCAAGTTTGGCGTGCCGAATTGTAAACCGATTTGCACATGAGCGTTATTTGCCGTCCATGTCTCGAGCTGGTTCCCCCTTACCCGTGCCCGGATGACTTTAGCGGTGGCGATGTGGTCCCGCCGATCCCGACGCGGCAGCGGGTTTGCAACACCGAGCAGACCGCCTCTTGCCCGGATGGCAGCCAGACGCAGACGGTACCCGCCGGCACTTTCTGCACCGTCGTTTTCAATCCTACGCCCACAAGCTTGGCGGTAGCGCAGGCGCAACTCGATGATATGGCCTTGGCGCAGGCGCAGGCGCAAGTTGGGGATTGCGCGTGGGCCGGCCTGGTATGGACGTCAGGCGCGGTAAACATTCAATTGCCGCACACGGGCGCTCTTGTTGGCGATTCAGCCAGCGCGGGAGATTTCAGCGTCAACGCCAGCAGCCCCGGCCAGAATCCAGGCGGCGGCAGCCTGGGCGTGCAAGTGATTGGAAAAATCACGTTCACCTATAAGCCCGGAGTGGTCACTAACCACAACATTAGCGGGCGCTTCATCAATGCTCAGACAGGCGCCGGCAGCGGAGTTTTCAGCAGCCAAATTGCTCTGAAGAGTGGACCTAACTATGGCGCGTTGCTGACTTTGTTCAGCGAAACGCACGCGGGCGCGCCAGGATTAGGCACCTTCGATTTTAGTTTTGATTTCACTTCGCCAGGCACTTCCCCGCTGGTTTATCAAATCGAAGCGACCACTTCCGTTTACTGCGAGTCCGGTGTTACGCACACGCAAAGCCTTGCCGGTTTGGTAAAAGCGCTCGACTAAACCCCAACTCGGGTGTATGGCAAGGGCAAATGCTGACCCTGGGCGAAGCGAAAAACAGCCGGTTACGTCGAATTGCCGGCGTCTGTCCCGATAGCCCGGAATTCCTCGAGCTCGTTAATGATGCCACGCGCATGTTGATGAAGCGCGGCAACTTTTGGGCCACTGTCCAGCGCATGCACGGTTGCATTTATCAGAGTTGCATTACCTGGCCGCGTTACGTGGGCACGATCTTGGCCGTCAACTCTTGCGGCAATTCCATCCCCCCGCGCAACCATTGGTACGGCTTTTCCGCAGTCCTGCCCGAAGACGTACTTGGCCAAGGGCGCTGCGGGGATCGTTGCTGGGGTAACGTGGCCATTCGCGAGAACGGCACAAGCAGCGTTTTCAATCAGATCCCCTGCCTCAACGATCGCTACCTACGGTTCTATCCCAGCCAGCCAACCGATGTTGCTGCCGGTAGAACCATCACGATATTTGGTATCGATGGCAATGGGCAGACCATTCGCAGCCAGCGCTCCGATAACACTTTCCAGGATGGCGTTGTCTTGCCCTTAGCGATCCCTTACGTCCAAACCTCCTTTTTAGTTCGGCGCGTGGACCGAATTCTAAAGGATCAAACCGATGGACCAGTCCGCGGCTATCAGTTTGATGGCGCCACGCTGTACGATTTGGCCAGCTATGACGCTGCGGAGACCGCGCCGGACTATTTACAGAGCTCGATTCTCAGCGGCTGCGCTGTCAACAATCGAGCCTGTTGCTCTGCGCAAATCACCGGGCTTGTGAAGCTGGCTTTCGTTCCTGTGATGTTTAACGACGATCTCCTTGGGATTGAAAACGTCGATGCGCTGGCAATGATGATGCAGGCCATCAAGCAGAGCGATTCCTACAGCGCCGAAGAATTCCAGAAGCAGCAAGCGCTCGCGATATCCGACCTTAACGCTGAGCTTCGCGACCGCCTCCCCCTGGACAGCACGCCAGTCAATTTTAAGCCGTTCGGCACCGCCTCTTTGAATCGTCAAAGGATCGGGCGAATGACCTAAACTCATTTTATGGCAGCACGTAGCAATTCTCCTTTAAATATCAACGCCCTGGTTGGAGGCGGAGGCGGCGGCGGCGGGCATAGCGCCTTTGGTGGCGTACCGGCCCCGATCAATGTGGCTCCGAACGTGTTCACTCAGGTTGGCGGCGCACTGCCAAATTTTGGCGCGCTCACCTCCGGCGCGAGCGACGTCATTGGCAGCGAGATTTCCGGGCAGGTATCGCCGGCCACCATGAAGGCGCTGCAAAATGCCGCGGCAACTTTCGGTGTCACGAGCGGCATGGGGCCTGGCAGCGGCCTGGCGCAAAACTCCCTCTTCGCCAATATCGCGGGCTTTTCCGAGAACCGGCAACGCCAAGGCTTGCAGGATTATTTGGCTACGCTGGGCGGCCTGGGCCACACGATGACCGATCCAGGGTTGGCCACCGAAGTTGCCTCACGCAATGCCACGATGGAGGCCGCGCCCGACCCGCAGAAAGCTGCCGAACGGCAGTTGGCCGAATGGCTGGCCAAGTTCCAATTGACCAACAACATTGCGGGTGGTCCCGGCGCCGGCACTGGCTCATACGGCGGCGGTCGTGGCGCCTGGTACCAAACGCCACTCACCGAGCATTTTCCCGCAGGCCAATCGCCGGGGACTGAGCACATTCCCAAAGTTTAACCTATGGCAATCGGACAGATACCCCCATGGCTCGACGTTAACCCTAGCCAATTCGTTCGTGCTGGCCAGGAAGGCGCCGAGGCGGGCTTAGGTGTCGCGCGTCTGCGGCAGTCTGCCCAGTCGGATGCCGCCCGGTTAGGGCTTGAGGCTGATGCTTTGGCCCAGAAGGCGCAGAGCGACGCGGCCCACCTCTCGCAGCAAGAGCACATCGCCCAAATGGAAATGCAGGCGCGCAAGGAAATTGCCGAACAGAATCGGTTGCGCGAAGACCAGCAAATGCTAATCCAAAACGCTTACCACCAAGCCGAGATTGGATTGGGCAAAGCGAGGATCGACCAGCAACGAGCTTTAGCCGACGAAAAGGCCAAAGAAGCCGCGATGACTTTCGCCCAAGAATCGGCCCTGGCCCAGCACATAGCGGCCGGGGGAGATTTGGCCACCGGTTTGATGAAGTTTCCACGTGGCAAAGGATTAGCTCGAGCTCTCAATCCAGCGCAGGATTACGAGGGTCCAACTCGCACGGAGGAAATCGAGGGCGGTACCGTCATTTCACGTCCAGGCAGTTCCCATTGGCAATATGTCCCGAAGCCAAAGACCGCGGCGGTCAAACTCACCCCGGCAGAGACAGCGCAGGCCGGCTTGATCAAGTCGCAGGCTAAGAGGCTGGACTCATCCATCGGCAAGCTCACTGATGCCGTGGACAAGCTCAGCAAAGACGAGCTCGAGACGGATGCCGGCAAGTCGAAAGTAGCCAAGTTGGAAGCCAAAAGGCGTGAGTTCAACGAGGCTAAATCAGCGCTGGATATGATCTACAACAAGCCGAAACTTATGCCCGTGATGGGCGCTAAGCAGATGGCAGAGCGCGACGTTGCCATGCCCAAAAGCAAGGTGGAACGAGCCCGCGAATTGAAGGCTGAACACCCCGATTGGTCCCGCGAAAAGATCATCGACGCAGTGAAGCAGGAATTTTCCGAGCAAGAATCCCGCTAGACTAAGCGGCAGGTCGAGCGTATTGAGAGCCTGGAATGCCGACACTTGATGACTTCACGGAAGAGGATTTCAAAGATCCACAGGATTTCACCGAAGACGATTTCGGTCCTACGCCGTCCCAAATAGCCGCCAAGCGCGCCCGGGACGAGATCCGCGCCGATCTAAAGAAGCAAATGCAATCAGCCCGGCGCGAGGGCGCAATGGGCGAGTTTGGTCAAAACGTCGTCACCGCCCTGCAGAATACGGCCGAGATTGCCGCCAACCCGATCGGCGCGCTCACCCGGACAGTGGCCGTGCCCCTCAACGCGGCCAGTCGAGCCGCTGGTGGTCCGCAGATTGCTTCCGAGTACAAGGGCGTGGATTTGGAAGGCATCACGAAAACTCCCCTTCAAATCATGGAAGAGGGATTACGGCTGCCGCCTGGAGCTTTGAGCGGCCCTGAGTCACCCGTGGGAGGTGTAGCCGAATCGGCAGAGCAAACCGCCGCCGGTTTGGTCGAGCCGCGCTCACTCGCTTTGCTGCCGCTGTTCGGGCCTGGAGCATCCGCCGCGGCGCCGGTGGCGACCACGTTGGGCCGAACGCTCCTTGGCGCAGAAATGCTGCCAGGCGTACCCGAAGCCGCTAAGCGCGCTACTGAGGCATTGACCGATCCAACGGTGTCCAAGGCTGAGGCAGCCAAGGCCGCGGCAGACTACCTGACCAATTTTGGCATGACTGCCGCTATTTCTGCGCATGCCGTGCCTGGAGCAAAAGGACCTACGCCCCCATCGGCTGAGGCAGCCGCCATCGAGCGCGCCGCCGCGGCCGGCGGAAAACCCATCGTGGAGCAACCACCCAAATTCCCCGGCTTCATCAATGTCGATGGCGTGATGATTCCGGAAGCTGAGGCGCGTAAAACGCCAGCGCCTGAAGTGAAGCCAGAGGCGCCAAAAGCCAGACCAAACCAATCGGCAGAAATGTTTGGATCTCTCACCGATGAGCACTTGGAACAATTGGCAGATTATGCCGATCTTGAAGCTGAGAGAATTTCGCGAGGAAAGTCGAAAACTGATCGTAAGGGTCTAATCTCACAACCTTTCGGAGAAAAACTTGGTGTTACTGACCTCAATGCCCTGCAAGAGGGCATGAAAGATCCAAGCGCAGTAGCAGCCGCGGCAAGGGCTACTCTTGAAAAACGAAAGGCAGAAGGAATTCGCACACCTGGACCGGAAGAAACTAAACCCGAGGTACTACTAACGCCTGATAAGATCGCCAAGGACCTGGGGCTAGTGGGAGGCAAAGAGAACGCAACAGGTCTTTGGGAGTTTGACGTTCGAGACCCCAAAGACGGCCAACCGATCCGGTTCTCGGTTAAGAAGGGGTCCACGCCCGAGGAGGTCAAAGCCAAAGCTGAATCGAAATTGGCAGAGTTTGCCGATTCGACGCCACTGGGTGAGACGGAAACGCCCGAAGCCGAGACGAAATCTCCGGAAGCTGAAACACCGCAGGCTGAGGCTGAGCGCGTGGCCAAAATGTCTCCCGAGGAATTCGAGAAATTCTCTCCGACCGGGACGGCGACAGCTAAAGCCTACGATCTGGCGGTTCGAATGGGTGTCGATGCTGACCGCAGCAAATTGGTCGATGCCGAAAAGGCAATTGTCGCCGAGCAAGAGGCGTTGCGGCCCAAAATGGCGGAAGCTTTTCGGGTAAAGAAAGAAGGTGAATTACCGACCACGCCAGAAGAGCAATCCAGGCTCTTCAAGCAATCGCAGATCCTTAACGCCAAAAAGCAGTATTTCAACGAGGCGTTGCGAATGCTGACAGCTCTCGACAATGTGAAGGCTGGAAAGTCATTTGCCGAAGCGGCTAAGGCCCCTGGTATTTTGCCTGACGAGCTCGAGAAGTTTGCCGAGAAGGCAAAAATCAAGCCTAAGACCGAAGCTCCGCCCGAGCCGGCCAAGGCGCCTGAGCCCCCCTTGGAAGAATCCGAGCCTCCCAAGGCCGCAAAGACGTTATCTCAGAAAATGTTCGATAAGGAGACCGAGGCGAACGGCCCGGACATTCTCTCATGGATGAAAGACAACATGCGCATGCTCTCGAAGTCAGCAGCACGGCGCAAATGGGGCAAAGACAAGTTCAAGCTCAACGCTTCGCTTTGGGATGACTCGGTTAAGCTCAGCAAGCCTCATCACGGCATGGCCATATACAGCCCGGCCGGGAGTGGTCCCGACGTGATTGCCGATGCGGCCTACCGCGCCGGCCAATTAAGCGAGCCGAGCGTCAATCTACTTTGGCAAGAGATCCAAAAAGCCAGCAAAGCCCGCGGGGCCACCTTTGAGCGCATCGCCCGCGATCAAAGGATAATGGATGACCAAATCAAAATGCTCGAGGACTGGCAGGAAACCACCAAGCAAGGCAAGGTCCCGGTCGTCGTCAATACGCTAAGTGTCGGAGATTTACTGGAGGCTGGGGGCGAGCAGTTGAAAGTTACCGCCGTTGATCCTGACACCGGGCAAGTGACCGTGCAGGGCGGTAAACGGTTCGGAAAGCAGTTGCTCGAGGACGATCAGACTATCCACGTCGATAAGCTCGAACGCGCGCCCGAAGGCGGCGACTTCCTTCCGCCTGACGAGGAGGCCACAAAGCCTAAGCCACCCGAAGAGCCACCGTTTACCTTGATCCAGGAAACCGCGCAGGCCGCGCGGCCACCGAAGCCTAAAACAACTCAGGGCGATTTGTTTGGTGAGCCTGAGCCCGAAACGCCCGAGCCGAAGCCTGCCGAAGCGCCGGCGGAAAAGACCAAGGTCGAGCCGCGGCCGCTGACCAAGCCAGAGCAGCGCGAGTTTGTGAAGCTCAGCGAGAAAGCACGGGCCAACCGTGAGAAGGGAGGACCTCCGTTGACTGCCGTCGAAGCAGCACGGTACGACCATTTGACGCGGCTGGCCGGCCAGGATGAAATGTTTCGCACCTCGCGCTCCACTGACGCTTTCGAGCGCGCCCGCCGCGGTGAGGATGCTGCGTTTGACGACCTGGACGAACAGCTACGCAACACCTATCCCGAGCCCGAGGAATTGGAGATTGGGCGCCCTAACCCAAATCAGATTTTCACGCCTAAAGCTTTCGTCGAGATGTTCAATAAGGCGTTCGCAGCTCGAGATTTTGACACCATCCTCGACGCCATCAAAGCCACCAGTGACGTCAGCGTGTGGAAACCCTTTATGAAGGAGGTTTTCCGCAAACAGTCCGAAGGGGATGCGGTTGCGGCCAAAAAGGTGGAATGGTTTCGTCACGTCTTCAATGGTACGCGACCGGATGACGCGATACCGCGGCCACAAAAGCCGCCGCCGAAGGCCAGCGCGCCGCCGCCCCCTCGCCCCGGACCAAGGCCGGGACCAGGGCCGGGGCCGCGTCCTGGAGGCGCGGGAACCGGGCCACGACCAGGAGCCAGCGCGCCGCCGCCAAAGCCTCCTCCCAAGCCACCGGCGCCGCCGCCCCAGCGCATTGCGGTCGATCCGCTGCCTGGAGGCGGGGCCAAATCGCCCTACAAGATCATCGAGGACTTTTCAAAAGCCATCGGCAAGGCCATCCGCGTAATGCGCATGAAGCCGGGTGTATTGGGAACGTATCGGCCAGGCACTACCGGAGTTGCCGAGCGCTTCGCAGGCGACCTGGACACTGCCGCTCACGAATTGGCCGGCCATTGGACCGACGACAAGTACGGGATTGGCAAGCCCTGGATCAAACCGCGCACGGCCTCACCCTACGATGCGGAGTTGGCCAAGTTTTGGATTCATGGCTCAGTCACTCCCCGAAGCCCGCTTTGGTACCGGCGTGCCGAAGGGATTGCCGAATTCATCCGCGCCTACGTCGTCAATCCGAAGCAGGCAGTTGCCGACGCGCCGAAGTTTGCGGCCTACTTCAAAAAGACTCTGCCGCCCGAAGCGCTGAGCGCCATTGAGGCTTTCAGCAAAGATGTGCGCACGTGGGCCGGTGAAGACCCGATCGTACGCGCCGGGCTCAGTATCCGGATGGAACCGCCCACGCTCACCGAGCGCCTTTGGAACGGGATTCGCGGCCGCGGATTCGGTTTTGAAGTGAATAAAATCGACCAACTTCGCCAATGGTTTGATGACCCTTACCACTATGCCATGAAGGCATTCCGACAAGTTCAGCAGATCCGTGGAGGGCTACCATTAAAGCCAGAGCAGAATTTCGAATTGGTCGCGCGGCTACTCTCCACTCACGACTCGCGCATGAGTGACCAATTCGAGCGCGGTTTGGTCCCAATGCGGCCGAAGCAGGTCCGCAACGCCAAAGGCCGGCTCGAAGTTGAGCGTTTAATCGATCCGGTGACCAAACAGCCAATGTCCATGAAATGGCTGCTAGGCTCGTTGGATGATCTCAGCAAGCACAACATGGAAAGCGATATGCGCGACGCCTCGGCGCTCATGGTAGCACAGCGCACGCTCGAGAAATCGAAGCAGCTTGGTCGCAAGTCGAATATTTCAGGCATCGGCGCCGGCATTATGACCGACGTGCAGGCTGCGGCGGAATTGATTGATCGGCTCGAGCAACAGCCGGCGCGTTATGCAAGGCTCAAAGAGGCTGCGCGGCGCTATCGGCTCTGGGCAGACAAAAATATTCAAATGCTGGTCGATGCTGGGCGGATCACTCCGGACGCAGCAGCCAGGATTCGGCAGAGCAATGAATACTACGTGGACATGCACCGGTTATCGTCAGATTTCGAAACGGGAAACCGGGCTCAGCGCGGGGTCAAAATTGGCACTTCCCGCGACAAATTGAAGCGGATGATCGGCAGCTCTCTCGAGATCAACAACGTTTACAGCAACCTTTTGGAGCAGACTGACTCAATTCAGAAAGAGGCGCATCGCAACGTTGTGATGAACACTTTTGTCGATGGCTTGCGCAACCTGCGGAAGCTCTATGGTCCGGACCTGCGCGACTTCGATCAGTTTGGCACGCTGGCGACCAGCGCCGACCGCAACACCATCAAGGTTTACAACGGTGGGCACCTCGAACATTGGAAATTCGAGCCCGACATTTACGAGTCCCTAAAAGGGCTGGGGGAAATGGGAACGCACGCTTTTATCGACATTGCGGCCATGCCATCCAGGTTCGCTCGCTACATGATCACTCACGGGCCGCAATTCATGCTGCGCAATCCCGTGCGCGATACCTTTGAGCGCTCAGTGAACAGCCGCAACGCCTCGAAGCCTTGGGACATTTTGCAGGGTTACACGCAGGAAGACCTTTCCCGCTATGAAGTATTCGGCGGCGGTCAGTTTGGAAACTACATCGTTGATAAGCACGTGTGGAACCGCGAGCTAAAGCGCACGGTTCGCGAATTGACCAAGGACCCGACCAACATCTTGCTTTCGCCGTTGAAGCTCAAACACGCCTGGGAGCAATTAGCCGAAAAGAGCGAAAAGCTTGGGCGCGTGGCTGAGTTCCGACGCGCATTCGATGCCGGCAAAGCCAAAGGCTACGACGATTACAACGCGGCGCTGTACGCTGCCGGCGAAGCCCGCGGCCTGCTTGATTTCGCCAAGGCCGGGACCGTAATGCGGGTCATTAACCGGCTGATCCCATTCTCAAACGCTCGCCTGCGCGGTCTGGCTCGAGCTACCTTTGCCGCGCGCGAGAACCCAGCCCGCTTCGCTATGCGATGGGGCATGTTTGTCCTGGCGCCCACGCTTGCCGTGATGATGTGGAACCGGCGCGACAAAAAGACCTGGGAGGAATACCAGCAACAGCCGGCTTACCTCCGGGATTTCTTCTGGTCATTCAAAGTGGGTCCATACTGGCTGCGCGTGCCAAAGCCTCACGAGTTGGGCGTAATGGCCGGAGGTGTTGAACGCGCCATTGATCGCATGATGGGCGATAAGAAGGCTCTCGAAGGCTATGGCGGCTCGGCAGCCTCAGCCGCTTTGCCCATTCAAAACCCAGTCGAGGGCACGGGGCCACTGAAAACAGGCATCGAGCTCTACCTCAATCGCGACACCTTCCGCGATCGTGACATTGTCCCGATTTGGGAACGGGATCTTAACCTGGACCTGCGCAAAGGCACGGTCCACGCCAGCAAGGCCGGCCAGGGTATCGCCCACGCAATCAACCTCACCGGGATGACGGTCGATCCGCGCCAAATGGACTACATTTTGCAGTCCTACGGTGGATTGGGCCAGAGCTTGACGGACCTGACCCGCAAGGATGCTTCGACGGGTACGGCCGCGCTCAAAGGAACCGGTTACGTCGTCGAGCCTCCAGGCAGTAGCGCGCGTGATGTGCAATGGGTCATCGATTGGGCTCGCCACCACGGCAAAACGTCCACGAAAGAGATCCGCGAGTTGCAGGACATGCGCAAAGCAATCTACGACACCAAGGACATTGGCGCGCGGTCCAGGAGAGCGGCTGAGTTGCGGGCCTACGCTATTCGCCTGCGCAAAGAGATCGAGTCCGGGGCAGGCTTTTGATCATGCTTTAATTACAGCTTCTATTTCATCCGCCAAGTCCTTGGCCGGGTTTGGAAATTCCGCTACCGCCTGGTAACTTCGCAGCACACCGATAATGCGATCTGCCATCTCGCGTAACTGCGCATTTTTTGCAGCGCTTACCGTGCGGAAGTCCTCATTGATCTCACCCTTGCCAAGATCCATGCCGAGGGCCTTAGCGACCATCTCACCGCCGTTTGCAGCGCTTATTTTGTCAGTAGGATTAACCCCGTAGGTCGTCGTATGGAGGCGTTTGTGTGCATGGTTCCAAGCGGCTATAATCACAATTTGTTTGTCGAACTCACGCGCGATTTCTCGAGCCTTTTGCACGGGCACCCCTAAGTATTCTGTTTTTTTCATAAAATTTGATCCCTCCCCCGGTCTATGCCGACAGGGCATAGAAGGCGAATACGTATAGTTTAGATGCTACTCTGCGAATCCACCGTTCGCAGCGCCGCCCGAGGGAGGAAATTTATTTTCAAGTTTAGCGATGCGCGCTTTGGCTTGCTGGATCTCGTGTACCAAAATTTGGATCATGTTCAGGAGCCTTAGAAAGTCTGCCGGCTCGTAATTCTTCTCTATCTCGAACCGATTCAGCGCGTCATCTAGTTGATCGAGTGTCATGGGAACTTAACGCCACAGCCACTTTGCGAGTAGGAAAGCTTCGCGGCGCTGGGCGACAGTGGCGCATGTAGGATTTTCCTCGCTTCCGTTGGTCGCCTCTACTAATCGATCAATGTATCTGTTCCATGAACGGGACCCAACTGGCCAAAACTGCTTCTCAGCCTCGTGCATGAAATCCAAGTCGATGTCGGGCACTCGCATATGCGAAAGATAGTTCGCGCACTTGATGCAGAATAATTCCCTGTCTCCTTCCGGCCCTCGATGCTGCCAGTCGGTCGGCCCGTGGGTGCAAACCTTTTTGCCGCACGCTTCCAGCAATGCAAAGTTTTGTTCTTGTTCGGTCATCATTGTTGGTTAGTCCATCATCAGCCACAGCCAAATGATGAAAAGCGCATCGATTATGAGGTAGTCCATAGTTTTCGATCGTTTCTAGATAAACGGCAGTTTGTTGGCGCTGAATCCGCAAGCTCCTTTATGGCCTCCGCCGCCATGCTTGAGCGCAATCTTACTCAAGTCGTGATGCTCTTTGCCTGGGGCGTGATAGAGCGAAACTTTCCACTGCTCACCATCCCAGTTGAACCCGAAGCAGGCATCGTGCTCTGGCTTTAGCCCAGCAGTGAACAGGTGCGAGTTGTATCGTGCGGCGTTGCAAGCGAGGAAAGTCAATCCCTCAAACTGAATGGTGAAACCGTTGTGCTTGATGATTGATTCGTTCTCGCGGGTCTTTGCATATTGAAGCAACCGGCCATTTTGTAGAAGTTGAATAACTGTAACGTTGGTCATCCCAAGCGCATACTGTCCTTGCGTGTTTGGGTCCTTTACCGTAAGCAGCCATTTCCAATCTTCCTCCGTTAGGTCCTTTGATCTCAGGCCGTGTTGGAACAACTCCGCGTTTGGATCGCGCCGGTCCCAAATGTCGTATTCGCCAGCGAGACGGACGGCGAGAGGCTCGGTGACTCGACGCTCGACGTAATCACTTTTAATCGGCAAATCTTGGATTGGATTGTCGCCACGCGGCGCGCCAGATTCCAAATAGAGCCTCGACGTGAACCACTGCCATGCCAACCTACACGCAGCCACACCGTCAATGCGGTAGCCGGGAATATCGGCGGGGTGTGATGCGATACTGGTAGCGTGATGGTCAATCCACGTAATGTTTCCAGAGTCCCACCTGTCCACTGGATGGCACTCCTCTCCGTTTTTCCAAATCCATCCATTTTTGAACTCAAGCCCAAAAGGCCGATCCAGCGGCAAATCGAGAACGTACAATCGCTCAGCGAGTAGCGCGTCATCGAGTGGTTTATTTCCAAAATCCCACCCGATCAATTCCGCATCAGGTAGAAACTTGCGAGCGATCTCACGGCAAAAGAGACCGTCAAAATCAGCCGAATGGTAGATAGCTATGGTTTTCATTTATATTTGCATGCGAGTTTAATTGACCTTGGATCATCCGCCCTGCCTGCCGTAGTCATGAGTACCGTTTGGTAGCATTTAGCGCACTTCACCACAAAGTACCCGCACCGATCTGCCGGATATGGCAAATCGGTTTGGCACGTTTCTATCGCTCTGCCTGAGACGTCAACGTCCATGCCATGAGGAAACCTTGGATCGGATGGACACTGAGCCTCACGACCGCTGTCAACCCATGTAACATTTAACAAGCTCATTGAGGGCGCTCATACTTCGGAATTGGCTGTCTGAATACCCACTGCCGCCACGCAACGTTGTCGCGCATGATTTCATCGGTGGGCTGCTCCGGACAGAGTCGATAGGAGGCTATTGCGTAGAAGCCGCTGGCGCCTTTAGTCCCGGATCTGATGTGGCAATTGCCGTGATGCGCGGCGATCTGGTAGGCGTAAAGCGTCTCGTTTGGGTCCGGGGTATCGTCTGGCTGATCCAGCGCATCAAAGTCGCCCTTTACCTCAGTGACCCGCAGAAAAACGACCGCACTCCTTAGCATGAGCGTTTTGCCCTCGGCTGGTCCATCCAGGAACGTGGTCAATTGCCCTCCCTTTGTCTTTGCTCGGCGCCCCTAAAGATAGCGGCAACGGCTTCAAAATTGGCCATCGTGATTTCTAAAAAGAGATGCTTGTTGCCTGGCAAATCGCAAATGATAGCTACGCTACTATTGCCGCTGGTAGTGCCTTTGGGAATTCGAACGAAAGTGCATTCCGCATTGACGCGGACGGCCTCTTGTCGTTGGCGGCGCAACTTTTCATCAACGGGAATTGACTTCGGATCGGTGTAGATGTGAACAATATTCATGGCTTGGGTTTGACCGGCAGAAATTCAAGCGCAGTTTTCGGCACGTTGCAAAGCTGATCTCTCAGAGGCAGGAACGGACGCTTAAACTTCACGCGCTCGATTATCCATGACCGCCCGACAATGGACCGACGGGCCTTTACTTCGGTCCCTTGGCGCCAAAGAAGCCCGAGCATGCTGCCTCTCAGGTCCTTGCGCAGTATGGCAAAGGAAAAATCCTTCAACTTCATATCGTCTAGCGCCCAATTGTTGCCCCGGTATCTGAGCGAGGTGGTCACCGGTCAAACCTTTCGTTCCAGCCGGCCTCCATAAGAAACTTGCATTCGGGTATCGCTCGCTCCAAAACGCGCTGAATGTCCCTTGCGACTTTGGTCATGTGTTGGCCGCTACTGGTTCCTTTGAATTTTGGATGGCGTAAGGCCAACTGCAGTGCTCCCAGCATAGTAAACGCTGTCAGCACGTCAGTGTTGAGGATGAAGGGGCGTGTCATTGCCTTTTCGGTCTCCGGTTTCAATTTCAAGTTTGGCATGCTCATGGAATGATCCCTTCGTAGTGTTCTTCTGCTCTGCCGGCGGCAATGTCATCCGCGAAAGCCATCTTCACGCGCCTGGGGGGAGGACCGCCATTCTTCTCAACCAGGTAAGCGTACGATCGGTCGAGTGTATCCAGGAAAATCGATAGCGTTTCGGCCAACGACTTTTGAAAGGCGGCATCCGGATAAACGTTGATCATCACTGGCGGGAAGTGCCGGCGGTAACTGATGAACCGCCAAAACGATCGTTGAGTGACAAATAGCGAGCCCTGGATCTGCGCGATGTACTCGGCCGGTACCTTACCATCGAGGAGATATTTGATGTGCGTTTTTGCCTCCGGAGCTTTGATTTCGCAACCGCCATCGGGATCGATTAACCCGTCTGGAGAGCAACCTACCTGGCCATCATCCGTAGTAATGAATCCCACGCGCGAGAGCTTCCATCCGAATTCGAATTCCAACCAGGGGAAGCATTCGCCCTCGAGGATCTTGCCCTGTTCGGTGGCGAAGCTATTGCCGCCGCCAAGGAGCGGACCACACCAGCGCTCGGCCAATTTGAGCGCGAGGTAGGACTTCACACCCTCGCCCCGTCGCGGCTCACCTTTTGGTGTTATCAGGGCGTCGAATTCGCTGGCAGTAGGAATTCCGGCCCTCGCCTCGAGCCACTCGACCGACCCTTGCGCTACGTCAACGATTTTCACTTACGCTTTCGCTTGAGTCGCTGTGCCCATCTCTTTCTCTTTGCGCTTTAGCATCGCATCCAGTGCCTCGTATCGATTCTTGGCGATCTGTTCGTAGCCATGCGAAACCTGCTCAGGCGTCGCGGTATCTGGCAGATCGCCCACGCCCGCAAATTTCAAAAATTTGTCATGGTTGCTGCCGGTAGCCTTGACCCGTTTTTCCAAGTCCCTGGCTTGCTCTGCGGTAATCAACTCGCCGATGTTTCGAGCGTCGTTGTCATCGTCGCCGGCGCCGTCGTTGTCTTTGCCGGCAACAATATTGAACCAGTTGCAGATCGCGCCGCGCTTGGCGTAGGTGATCGAACTGCCGTCCCCTTGGGTTGCACTGGCTTTGGGCGGAGCGCTCAGCAGCACTCCGTAGCGTTTGCTGGCCTTATGGCCGTATTTGTGAGAAAGCTCGCAAATCGCAAACACTCGATTGTTATCGTAGGTCACATCGAACGAAACCGCCATGCCCTCGGCATTCAAGACCGGTTGCAGCGTTTGCATGATTTCATCGAGCGGCGCGTACCGGTACCGCACCGTGCCGTCATTATTCGGGACCGGTTTGGTCGCCTGAATCTTTCCCCGGCAGTAAGCCTGGACCCGCGCCAGGGAAGCGTTGAACTCCTTTTCTGCGGCCTTAGCGTCCATGCGCTCGAACATCGCGAGCATTTCCTTCATGACCGCCACGTTCTCAGTGGTTAAGCCCTTTTCCATGGCCGCGTGCATCATTTGCGCTAGGCCGGCGAGTGGGTTCTGAACCATCGCCAAAGCGGATTCGGACGGAGCAACCAACTCCATTTCTTTGGATTCGTTCAAATAAGCCTCCCTTCGATGGGCGTCTCAGCCGGACTATTGGTGACAGCTTCTCCGCCGGCCTCTTCTTTGAGATCCGCATGGCGCCACGGTTTTACGTGCCCATCCTCGATGATCACCGACACGCCATTAACCACGTCAACTTTCTCGAGCCAAATCTGCGCATTGGCCGCGGTGGCCATATCCGCGATCAGCTTGAGGTTGTCGGCATCCAGGTCGTTTCCCTGCCGAATGAGCAGCACACGCAGCTTGGGATTCATGGCCAGTCCCATCGCCACCGAGATTTTCAACTGTTCGGCAGTTGAGGCATTGTCGAACGGGATACCGTCAAACGTGACCTCGTTCGAATCACTGAGCCCGAGCCCAGGCACTGGAAACTTGGCATTGGCAATGGCATCGCGCTTCTGGCGCTCGATTGCCTCCATTTTCTTGGTCAGGGCCTCGCTCTCTTTAGTCCGGGCCTTGAACTCGGCCGCAATTTCGTCAACGACACGGTTTTTGCGCACCTTGGCGTTAATTGCCTCGATCCGGTTTAGCTCGGCCACAAAATTTTCAGTAGCGGGCACAACGGCACTTTTGGCTTTGGCTTCCGCGTCATGAAGTTGTTGGCGTTGGGCGTCAACCTCCGATCTTACATCGGTTCTCTCTTCAAGCACCTCGACACGTTTTTTTGTCAATCGTGCGATCTCCGCTTCAATCTCAACGAGGGTTTTAGACAGGCGCTCAATTCGAGTTTCTCCCACGGATACAGCGTCTTTTAATGCCTTGGCTTCGCTAGTTAGCCTTATCGCTGCGTGGCCCCGCTCCATTGCCTGGCGCTGCTTCTCGAGAATTTCGGCGGTCGATTGCTCTTCCGCGGGCACGTCCTTGTAACGCGGGTTCGCCCCAAGCATTGCCTCTTTGGCCTTTGCCACCCGGTTGATCTCGGTTCTCTGGTCGTACAAGACTCTGTATTCGGCCTCCAGCTTCGTGAAATCGAGCCCGAGCAATTCCCGCAGAGTTTTGCTGCGATCAGCCGGCTTTTGCCGCGCGAATTCCAACGGGTCAAACGTTAGCGACCGGTAAAATCCATCGAGCAGAGTCTGCGGCGACTCCATTTTGATCCCGTCCTTGTTACGGACGATTAGCGAGCTGCCGCCCGCTGCCGTGATGACCCGCTTTACCGTGAAGTCCCCCAGGTTTAGTTCGCCGGTGGCCTTGTCCTGGCCTTTCCGCACCGGCTTCGATGGAATGTGATCGGCGCCGCCGAGCGTCATTTCGATGGTATCGATCACCGATGATTTGCCCGCGCCGTTTTTGCCGCTGACGATGACAAGCCCGGTGGGCGTGGGCTTGATTTCGACAACGGAAATCTTCTTAACGTTTTCTGATCGTAGTTCCAGGATGGTCATATCAATTCGGACAGGTTTTGCGCTTTTTCAATAGCGGGAAGTTGACTCACGAGGCAGTAACGCACGATAGATCCAATGGTTTTGGCGTGCCGTTTGCACACTGATTCAAGCCGTTTTTCAAGCTTGTCGCTAATTTGGACTGAAATCCTCCGTCGAGTGTTTTTTGCCATGCCGACAACCATTAGCACAGTTGTCGGACAAGTTGCAACAATTTTCTGAATGAATTTTCTGGACAGAATTGCCGGCATTGTGCATTAATCGGGACCCAATGACCTCTGTTGCACGCGACTTTACCGATTGGCTGGCCGATGTTCACCGAATTTTGGTCAAATCCATTGAGTATCATTACCCCAACTTCGATCAATGGTCCGATTGGTGGCAGGCCGGCAAGACGCCACAGGAAGCCGCGGATCTGTTCCTCCACATGATCGCCAGCTTACCGGAATGAGCGCCGAAATCCCCTACAAAGAATGGGCCTTGCGCGAGGGCGCTCGATTCGGAATGACGCGGACCCAATTTTACGAGGCGGTGAGCACTGGCGTTGTGAAATTGCCGCGCGTGGGCATCCGCCGCGGCCCTGCCGGTCGAGCGATTGCCGTCGATCCTTCCGCAGTTAGCCAGTGTCTGCTTTCGCCCAAGGACCCGCGCGAGATTCCTATCCGAAAATGGATCGAGTCTCAAGCCAAAGCGCTTGGGATCACCGTCCAGGCGTGTTGGATGCGCTTTTATCGCAACCAGCTTCCTCGAGTGAGCATCGTTCGCCGCAAAGCAGACGGCAGGGTTGTTTCCGTTTTGCCGTGAAATTTCGCTGCGCCGATCTCTTCTGTTGTGCCGGTGGCTCTGCCATGGGACTGCACCGCGCCGGTTTTGAAATCGAAGGCTGGGACATTGAGGCGCAGCCGCGCTACCCGTTCAAATTCCATCTTGGAAACGCGCTCGATGCGGACCTGTCAGGGTTTGATTTTGTTTGGGCGTCGCCACCGTGCCAGGCCCATAGCACTTTCCGCCACATGCCGAATCACT